AAGAGACCCGGCAACGACACCCGCGAGTGAGCCGCGCTGCCCGTGGTGTGGCGAGCTCCGCGGGCTCGAGCCGATCGGCGGGATCTGGTTCTGCGTCGTCTGCAGCCACACCTTCCTCTGGACCGGCGGCGCGGGGCGTGCTGGGAAATCAGGCGCCGGGAATCCGCCCGGCGCGTGAGGCGCGTCGACCGTGTCGCCGGGTCAACCGTGGCGGCCGGTGTCTCCACTTACGGCCGCCCCGCCGTCATCGTCCCAGCGGGCCAGCTCACGCGGACTGACACGATTCAGGAACCGGCTGACGATCGCGCCGACGATGGCTGATGGGAGTCGCATCGGGCCAGGGAGCAGCGCCGCGCGGAGGCCGGCGTCGAACGCGGCTTCGAAGCTCTCGAGACGGGTCAGGGTTCGATCGTCCATCGCTGGTACTCTACGCCTCTTCGGTCAGCCGGGTGTTCCACGTGGAAGCGTGGACGACCCTACTTGCTAAAGGCGACGGCCGTCACAGTCGCGGTGATCTTTCCCGCCCAGTCCGACGGGATGTCCCGGATTCCACCACCGTACGTGCGCGTGTAGTTCGGGCGGAGCGGGGTGTTCTCGACGCCGTACCCGCCCACCAGGACCGGATGAACCGCGTCCTCGTGGACCCGTTGGCCGGCCTTGTCGAGAAAATAGACCATGACCACGACGTCGTCGAGCGTTCGATCCCCGCCGTTCTTCACTTCGAACTTGACGATCGCGATGCCCTGGCCGAGTTCCGGGAGGCCGGGCCGCGCCTCGAGGTGCCGTAGTTCGACCTTGGGGAGGTACGCGCGCTGAGCATCGTCGGACGGCGGCGATCCGGCCACGACCGTCGCGACCTGTGGACGCGCCGTGGGGATCTTGAACGGAACGGGCTCGCGCCGCTCGCCGTCGATGATCTCTCCGACGGTCTTTCCGATGGCCGCGCGAAACGGATCCGCCACGCCGCCTTCCGCGGCGCGCATGATGGCGGCGTCGAGCAGGTCGCTCTCGGCCACGGTCAGCCGTTGCGTGGCCTTCACGTCCTTGAACCACGTCGCCGCATTGCCGTCGGTGATGCGCAGCCGACGCGGGTCGTCGGTCCTGCTACAACCGACGAGGACGAGACAGACCAGGACCAAGCCGCCCAGCGCCGCCAGGAGGCGCGTGACGCCGGGGGTCACCATCGGGCCGATCGCCGACCGGTCCGGCGCGCTGGTGGCCGGCAACGCGCTGCCGTTGGGCTCGTGCGCGCGTCTCACAGACTTCATGGAGCGACGCCTTTCAAGCTGACCGATGGGTGAACGACCTAGCCGGTTCAGGGACAACTTCTGGGACAACTTCTGCCCGAACAACGGGGAAAAACCGGGACGTTCGGGTAAGTTCGAGAGCGTAAGCGTGAGGCCCGTTTGGAGAGGATTTCCCAGCGAATCATTGAATGTTCTCAACGATTTTCTAGTGGCGTCCCCAACGGGATTCGAACCCGTGTCTTGGCCTTGAAAGGGCTAGGACACTCGACGTAACCGCCTGCGCGTGTGGACCTTGCGGGCCGGGACAACTTTCGGGGACAACTTCTGCCCCGGCGCGCGCCCGACCGCTTCCGTCTTCCGCCTTCCGCCTTTAGCCGGAACGCCCGGGGCGGAGAGGTTCACCGCGGCGACCGCCGCCACGTTCACCGCGTCATGCGCGGCCGCTGTGTAGCGCGCGGTCATCGGCGACCCTTCCGCGTGCATCCCGAGCCGGCCGACGGTCGCCTGATCGCGCGTCGCCAGGTAGACCTGGCTCAGGAAGCTGTGCCGCAGGTCGTAGATCGTCAGCAGCTCGGTGATGCCCACCTGCCGCGCGGCCCGCTGGAACGAGCGGTTCAGCGGCGAGGGGTCGAACTCGCCGTACGCATCGGCGGCGTCAAACGCCACGAACGCCGCGCGTCCTTCGGTCGAGAGTGGCAAGGTGCGCGTCTCGACGCCCCCGCCCTTCAGTCGACGCTCCAGGCGCACCGTCGACGGTGTCGCGCGCAGGTTAACGTCGGTACGGCCGATCCCGCCAACCATCCCCGGCGGGATCCCGGCGTAGGCGATCACCCCGGCGCGCAGGGGACCGAGGCTTAGGACCGGCGGCCGTCCTTTCTTGACCGACCGGTGCGTCGGCATCGCGGCGAGGATCTGCGCGATGGTCCCGTAATCGGTGCCCCGGAGCTCAGGCTTCGCCGCCTTGATCGACTGCGACCCGCGGACGGGATTGGCGCCGGCCTTGCCGTTCATCACGCGGAAGAAGGTCCGCAGCGTCGACCGCCGTTTCAGCACCGTCTGGTCGCCGATACCGTCGGGCCCGCTCGGCCGTCCGCGGGCACCGGCTGCGAAGTCCGGCACGCTCGGCGTCGTCAGCCAGGTCTGCATGACAATGTCGATCTCCGCGGACGCGATCGAGTGCCGCGATCGATCACGACCGAGCGCGTTGGCCCAAAGCTCCATGTGGGCCATCATCTGGTTCGCGGTCCGCTTCGCCGCGATCCGCTTGCCGAAGATGACGATGTCAGCGACGAACGTGCCGCGCTCGACGCGGGGCCCGCCGCCGAAGTGCTCGCGCTTCGTCTTCAGCCGCCAGGCGCGGATGTTCTCGAGCGGCTCGTCGAGTGGGTAATCCTTCGAGTACAGGACGCCGCGGACTCGGATGTAGCCCTGCAGCCCACCCTTCCACGGACGGATCCCTTTTTCGAGGCGACGGTTCTTTCGACGGGTCATGGTTTAGTGTCCTTTAGTTCCGAAAGTGTCGATCGGCCGGCGCGTGACGGCGACGCGCACCTAGTAGCCGTCACGCCTCGCCTGGTCGGCGAGCCAGGCCGGCCAATCGATGTCGACGTCGAACGTCCGCGGCCAGCCCTGGACGAACGCCGCCTTGAAGCGCTGGTGCAGACGGACCGCCGTGGCGTCGTCGAGCCCGGCCTCGAGCACGATCGCCAGCGCGAGCTGCGCCGGCCCGCTGCCGGCGTAGCCCCACTCGAAGCCGTCCGGGCTATGGTTCCAGAGCTGCTGCGATCGCGCCGGCGAGAGCAGCGTGCCGTCGACCCAGACTTCGCGCGTGTCGGCGTCGGGGCGCGTCCCGGTGATTCTCATCACCGGTCCTCCGCGGGATCGTCGCCGCGGCGCACGACGTCGAGCACCGTCGGGCAATCTGAGAAGTACACGCGGACGGCCTTCAGGAAGCGCTCCACCGTCGCACGCACATCCGGTGGGACGTTCGGGTGCCGGAGCGCGAGCTGCAGCGCGGCCGTCAGTTGAAACACGGTGACCGGCCGGAACGCCGCCTCCATCGGCTGGTGCTTGGCGGCGAGCTCGCACGCCATCAGATCGACGATGAGTTGATCGGCGGGGGTCACTGGGTCTGACTCGCGATGAACTTCCGCATCATCACCAGGACGTCGGCCCGCTCAGCATTCGCGATGTAGAAGAGGCTGCCCGGGTCGAACTCAAAGATCAGCAGCGTGAAGCCCCAGCCCTGCGGCAGCTCCTCGCGGATGTGGTCGGCCAGGGCGCGCAGCAGCGGCTTGATCTCGTCGGCATCCGACGTCGTGTAGTGGTGATCTGGGACGGTCGGCGCCGGCGGCTCCGCGATCGGGAGCGGCATCCCGACTGACTTCGCGAAGGCCTCGCACTCGACCCGGATCGCCTCGAGCTGCTCGGCGCCCTCATCCTCCGACGTCGAGTCGTCGCCCAGGTTATAGAGCGCGTGCATCAGCAGGAAGTACGAGCCCGCGTAGAAGGCCCGCCGGCACTCTTCCACCTGGACGTCCGACGCGCCGCGCGGGATCACGCCGGCGCGGTACGTGGCGAAGGACTCGGCGATCGTCGGGGTCTTCATCGCTGAATGACTTCCAGGTTCGTCCGGACCGAGAACTGCGCGAGCGTGATCGTCTTCCCTTTCAGCAGGGGATCGGTCATGACTTGTTTGCGCAGCGCCTCGACGCGCGCCGGGTCCGCGCCCATGAAGGGAAGCATCGTGGCGGTCGGGAACACGCCGGGCGGCACGAGCATCGCGGGCACGCCCTCGGTGCCGTCGTCGTCGACGACGATGAACGCGAACAGGGTGTCGATGCGCAGCTGGCCCTTCACTGCTGCCTCGGCGGCTTCGGGTCGCGCGGCTGCGCACTGACCTTCGTGTCGGGGCCGATCACGCCCATCGCCTGGAGGTCCGCAGTGATCGCCGCTTCCGTCTCCCCGTAGATGATCGCGATCGTCCAGCCCAGGGGAATGCCGGCGCCGTGCGTTTCCGTCGTCAGGCGAATCGGGCGCCCAGCCTGCAGCTCCTCAATGTTCCGACGGGAGATGCCGAGGAGTAGGAGCTCGGTGCCGTCGCCGATCGCGCGGGCAATGATCATCGGATCCTCCGTGGCCGCCTGCGTCGCCGGTGCCGCGCGACCCGCCGGCCCGTCTCGCGCACGCGCCCGCCGATCGTGATGAGGAGCAGTAGCGCCGCGGCGAGATCGTACCGGTCACGCCGGCGGTTCAGGAGCGCGGCGATCGCGTCGAGAGCGCCGCGGTCGGAGACGCTACGCGCCATCGCGTCTCCTGGTGGGCCAGCCGCGCGCGAGCGCCTTGGTCAGTTCGGGGAGGGCGTCAACCTCGTCCTGCGTCGCGATCCGAAACGCGTCCAGGGTCATCACCAGCGCGGCGCCGCAGTAGCCGCAGATTGTGATGTCCCCGGGTTTCGGGAGCGGCGTCGTCGTGGGTTTCCGGCCGACCGTCGCGGTCGTCACCGCATCGAGCCGGCGACGACAACTCGGACACGACCTCACGGCGAGCTTGCCGGACGTGCGGATCCAGGCGTCCGTCACGGGATCTCCAATCGGCCCGGCGTCGTCGTCCAGGCGAGCACCTTCTCGCGCGACCCCCACGCGTCGAAGGGCGCGTGGTCGAGCAGGAACCGAATCAACCCGCCGATCGTCGCCTCGGCGTCCTGGCCGCCATACCGGTACCGCGCGTCCGCGACGTGGTTACAGAGGACGGCCTGCAGGAAGCCGCCGGGCAGGATGCCGTCCCTGAAGTAGCGGACGAGCCCGCCGTGGAGATGCTCAGGAATCCCCGACGCCGCCAACGCGGCGACGACCTCGAGCACGAGCTGATCGCGCTGCGCGTCGGTCATCTGATCCCAGAGCGTCACCGGCGCCTTGCTTTCTGCTCGCGCTTCTTCTGTGTCCGGGCGGCCGCCGCGGACTTACTGGCTTTCGTGACGACCGCGCCTCGCTTGAAGAACGCCGTGTAGACGTACGCGACGGTGCCCGCGCGGCGTTCGACCCGCAGATGGATCAGCCGATGGCCCTCCGCCTCGGTCGCCGCGAGGAGCGCGTCTAGGTTCGTCGCGGGCACCCGCTCGACGTTGAAGTAGCGCCGGGAGTCGTCGGCGGTCTCAGACACTCAGTCCTTCGCTTTCTTCGCGCGGCCCCCGCCGCCCTTCATCGACGCGGTCCAGGCCATCACGCGCCCCGCGACCGTCGCGTCCTGCGCGGCCGTCAACGCCTGCACCGCGGTGGTGTGGCGGTGCACCATCCGGAGGAGCTCGTCGCCGTAGGCCTCCCGGCCCACCGGATCGGTGACCGCGCTCAGCGCCTGGTCGGTGAACTGCAGCGTCTCGCGCAGCTGGACGATCAACTGCTCGAGCATCTGATCGCGGAACCGCCCGATCCGCACGAGCATCCACTGGGCGACGAGGGTCAGCGCGATCAGGAGGAAATAGGCTGCGAGGATCATCGGCCGGCGGCCCGCTCTTTATCGAGATCGATCCAGTTCGGCGTGTTCGACGGCGTACAGCCGATGATTCGACCGCCGTGCAGCGCGCGCAGCCCTCGGGTCCGCGCGGCCATCTGCTCGATAACCGCGTCGGGGAGCCACTGCGATTCCGGACGGAAGTCCAGGAAGCTGTCGTGGGGTGCGAGCGGGCCGAGGGTGGGCAGCACCATCGCGCCGCCGACGCGCTCGACCGCTTGCATCAGGGCGAGGGATTCGCGATCGGTCAGCCAGCGATCGGGGACACAGCCGTGCATGCAGGACATCCGCTGCACGGCGCCCCACACGCGGCAGACGAGCGGGCGCACCGCGTAGACGCTGCAGCGCTCACGGGCCGTCAGGTAGATGCACCGCGCGTCCTCGCGAATCATCGGCAGCCGCCGTCCAGGATCGGCGCGGCGAGCGCGCGCCGCCTCGAGCGTCGTCATCGGGACCGCCCCGCGCGCGATCGCGCAGCGGCCGCGGCACGCGACGCGCGGGATCGTCGCGTAGAGGGCCTCGAGCTTCGCGATGGCCTTCCGGTGCGTCTTCTGGCTCACGCGTACGTCTCGGTTTCCTGGCCCATGTCGCGGCAGACCGCCGCGATCACGTCGCCGAAGAGAACGCCGTCGTGGTGCCGGGGCGACCCCCGGTAGAGCCGTGTGGCGGCCTCATTCACGCGCAGCCTCGGCCGGTACCGGCCGCATTCGTCGCAGATCAACACGGCGCCGGGTGCCCCACCAGCCGGTGTCACGATCTCGATGTCGCCGCCGACGAGCCGCTGCATCACGGGCAGCGTGAGCGCCTCGGTGATCGCGACCGTCGTACCGTCGGCCTTGAGCAGAATCGCCATCAGTCAGGACTCTTCCTGTTGACGGATGATCGCGGCGGTCCCCGTCTGGGCCAGCTCCCGCGTGAGCATCTCCGTGACGATCGCGCGGTTCGCCGGCGTGTTCGGGAGCGCCACCAGCGCGAGCAGCTCGGGGACGCTGAAGTGCACACCGCCGTCGGCATCGAGCCAGATCCCCGGCGCGACGCGGACGCTGCCGATGCGTTGGGCGGCGACCGTCGCCGGCGTCAGCGTGCGATCGATCACCCGCGTCGGGCCGACGTGCTTCTTCATGGGGTCCCTGGGGTGCTTTACGCGCCGCTCTTCTGCTCGTCGTCCACGGGTGGCGCGTCGAACGCCGCGCCGTTGTGATGTTGCGAATCAGCCTGCTGCGGCTCCGTCGGCATCGCGGCCTGACGCGCCGCCCAATCCTTCAGGCCCTGCGCGGAGATCTCGCGTAGGTGCGCCTCCGGATGATGGCGGAAGTAGTCGGTGATTAACTCGTCGAGCGCGTCATGGAGGCGCGCGTGCCGGGCCTGGTGAGTCTCGGGGTTTAACTGCATTGCTCGATCCTCAGCCGCGCTTCAAACCAGGCTCGCAAGCGGGTGCCTTCGCCGGCGGCGGCGATGTCGGCGCGGCGCGCGCGCAGCAGATCCGCTTTCGCCTGGCGGTGCACCTTCACGATGAACTGGCCCGCGACGACGTTGAGGGCCTCCACCGCGCCAGGCCGGACCCGGTCGAGGATCTCTACCTTCCCCAGGAGCTCGCGCGCGGCAGGCGACTGGGTCAGCGTGGTGGACTTCTTCGGCAGCCGCTGACGTGGCCGCTGACGCGCGAATAGCAGTGTCCGTCCCATGGGGGGGGGGGTGCTCCTTCTACGCTCCGACTTTTCCGCGAACGACACGCGCGGGCTGACCCGCGGCGTCCTTCGGCGCAGCACTCTCGTCTTCCGACAACATGGCTTCGAATTCCGCGATCACCGTCGCGATCGCCTGACGCTTCTCCGGGTCGAGGCCGAGCAGTCGTCGCGACCATTCCGCGACGTCGTGACTCGAGGAGTCCTTGCCACGCCCGCGCCGCGCGCGCTCCTGAAGGACGCCGAGTGCGCGTTGCTTCACGCGCATCGGGGCGTGGTGGAACGCCTGCGCGACCTCGAGGTCTTCATCGTTGAGATCGGCGAGCAACGGATCGCTGGTATCGATGGCGCGCTTGCCGCTCGTGAGCGAGGACGGCGTCGTGCCGAGCATGCGCGCGATGCGATCGATCGTCCGCTGGCTGGGGTCCTGGGCCCCGCGCTCGAGCGCGCGGAGCGTGTTCGTCGTAATCCCGGCCTTCTTGCAGAAGTCGACTTTGTTCAGATCGAGCTTCGCGCGACCGGTCCGGAGGGTTTCGGCAAATTGCTGCAGCTGCTCAGGGGTCATCCCGCCATTTTTTGACCCCGGTTCTGAGGCGTCAACGCCAAACGGTTCGACGCGCAGTGCGATACCTACCATGAGCAGTCACTATCGCACACTACTTGACAACGCGCAATCAATTACCCATACTGCTCATTACAGGTAACTATGGAACTCAAGACTGCCAGGCGGATTGCGCGTCTCACGCAACAGGAACTCGCCAAACGGGCCGGCGTCGACCCCGCCCTCATCTGCCGCCTGGAGGGCGGCAAGGGGCGGCGGCCCAGCTACGAGACGATCGTGCGCATCGCACGGGCGCTCAATCTGGCGCCCGACGAGCTGTTCCCGGTCGCCGACGTCGGCGACGTCAAGAGGTCCGCGTGAGCCGCGCCTATCTCCGTGGCGCCTCTCTCCGTCTCGCGTTCGTCGGCGAGCCGCCGGTCCACCCGATCGCCGTCGTCCTGCCGCGCCTCGTCTGCTGCTACTGCACGCCGCATCACGTCATGCGAGAGGGGCCCGAGCCGACCTCGCATGGCGCCTGCCCGATCGGCGTCGCCCGGTTCGAAGCGGGAGCGACGGCATGACGGCCGCGAAGGGGCTCGAGGTGCACCGGCATTCCTTCGTGCGCGGCCGGCGCGCGAACGGCGGGTGCTACGGGCCGGGCGGCGCGTGGCTGCTGTCGACGTTCTCGCACTCGCACGAGGGCGGGAGCGCCCCGCATCAGCATCCGGACATCGGCCCGGCGTCGTTCACGATCGACAAGGACGCGTGGGCGCGGGCCACCGGCCTGAAGGGCGGCGGCCGGAAGGTGTTCACCGCGGCGCCGACGGGCGAGCAGTTTGCGATCGTGGAGCTCGAGGCCTGGCAGACGACGTTCGAGGTGATCCTCGGCACGCCAACGCCGCCGGCCTGGGGCACCGGGCCCGGCGTCGCGTTACCGCTGCGCATGGTGCTGCAGTTCGGCATGACGGGCATCGTCCGCGTCGATCGTCCGACGCGAAAGCGAAACGCGTAGGAGGCGCCGCATGTCCTCGTCGACCCGCTGCTACACCGTCGCCGAACTCCTCGAGAAGCTCCAGCTCGCGCGCTCCACCTTCGACCAATTGAAGGGCGCCGGGCAACTCCCCTTTCTCGAGGAGCTCCGCCCTCGCATTGGCCGCAAGCTCCGCTTCCGCGCGGACCTGGTCGATCGCTATCTCGAAGGGCGCCCCGTCATCCAGCCGGTCGCCAAGCGCGCCTGACCCCCATGCTGACGATCCATCTCTTCACGCGGGCGGGCGACGAGATCCACACGGCGCGGATCCCGGCGCCGCCGCACGACGACATGCCGGACGTGATCGTCTGGGGCGCGCGGCTGTTCGTAGTCCCCGACATCAACGGTCCCTCGATCATCACCCTGACGGACGGCGCGTACGTCGAGGCGCTCGTCTTCCAGCTCCCAGCTTCCAGCTGTCAGCCGACCGGGGCCGTCTACAACGCGACCGGCGGCGATCTGACGCCACCGCCGTGGCCGGCTGATCCTCGCGTGGGGGCCCGACGGTGACGCCGCTGGCCGCCTCGATCCTCGGGTATTTCCTCGGCCTGGCCACGGGCGCCTTCCTCGTCGCGATCGTGCTGGTCATGCGCGGCGGGCGGGACGTGCGCGACCACGATCGGCGCCGGGATGATCAGGCGCCGACGATCAAGAGGCGGGACTGGTGAGGAAGCGGGTCATGACGGTCGTGGCGACGTGGCTGGCCGTCACCGCGCTGTTGATCGCGTCGCTTCGCGGCTACTACGGCCAGGAGAAACCCGTCCGCGAGACGCGCATGTGGAAGATCGCCGACAACGTGAACGGCGCGCGGGTCGCGGTGATTGACACCGAGGGTGTGTGTCTCTACGTCGTGACGGGCGAGGTCTACGCGCAAGGCACCGTGCCGGCGGTCGCGGCCGTGCCGAAGACGCAGCTGCCAAAAGGAACGGGCTGCCAATGACGCCGCCGGCCGGCAAGTCGGTGATTTCAGAACGGGGATAGCCGAGGCACGAGCCGCGAGCGCGGGAACGGACAAGACAGGGCGCCGTCCCGCGTGATGACCGGTGTGAGGCTAGGGCGCGAACGATGTCCCCCCATGGGACAGCCCGGGTACGTGAGAAGGGCTGATCGGCCTCCATGGTGACGCAGAGGGTACGGCCTCGCTGACGCGTCGGTGCCCAGGTGGAGCGGGTGCCACAAAAGATCGGCCGTCGGTTCGCCGCTCGCCCGGATGTGAGTAGGCCGAGAACGCCAGCGTGAGGTGGGGACAACAGCAGGGCCCTGCGAGGCGTGACTGCCGGGGGAGAGACCCGGCGCGGAAACAAGTCGGGGCTCGCCGACCGCTGGCACGGTGACGAGCCCCCTCCCTGGCTAAGTGGAGATTGCCGTGCTGCTGCAGTTTACCAAAGCGATGCGCATTGAGGAATCCCCCCACCGGACCCACGCCCGGACAGCGGTCGCCCTGGCGCACGCGGACGTCGAGCGCGCCGCGCTGCTGGCACGCCTCACGGAGTTCCTGGACGTCGAGCTCGGCGAGCTGGTCCAGTCCGCGGGGCTCGCCGGCGCGATCCTTCGCCTGGTCGATGAGATCCGCGCGGAGCGGCCGCCGACGCCGTTCGAGATCGCGCACGTCGCTCACGCGCGGACGCTGCAGCTCGCGCGGAGCCGCGTCCGGTGTCACGCGGTCGCGAACGGGCACACGCTCGGCGTGTGGCGGACGGATCCGGCACGCCCCGGCTGCGAAGAGGCGCGTTGTACGCGCTGCGGCGCCGCCGCGGCGATCCCTCTTGGGACGGCGCGCGAGCACCTGGCCGACGCGCTCCTGCGCGGGTGCGAGCGGTAGATGCCGACGACCGCCCCGAGCCGTGACGTCGTCGCGACGCGCGCCGCGGAACGGCGCCGCCGTCAACACCGGGCGCTGCTGCGCACGCTCGGCCCGCTGGTGCTGCGCTGTCGCGCGTTCCTCGTCCGCGACCAGGGCAAGGCCGCTGACCTGGTCCGCGACGTCCTGCGGGCGCTCCTGCGCGTGTTGGGGCCCACGCCGGGCGTCTGCCGGGTCTGCGCCTGCAGCGAGCTGGACCCGTGTGACGTCAATCGGACCGGCGTCGCCTGCAGCTGGGCCGACGCGTCGCAGACGTTGTGCACCGCGCCGGCGTGTCGCCACCAGGCGTCGCTCGAGGACATCCGATCATGAGGCCCGGCGCCGAGCGGATGGATACGTCGGGGTTCCACCACGGCCTGCGCGTGCGCATGGGCGCCCGCGGTCCCAAAGGCATGTTGCTGCGGTGCGAGCGGCGGGACGGCACCGGGTTCTACTGGAAGGTCCGCCTCAACACCGGCGAGTGGGTCTGGCCTGAAGGCCTGATCCTCGAGGGCCCGGGCACGCGCGTCGGCGTCTGCGAGCAGTGCGCGCTGCCGTTCATGACGGACCAGACCGGCGACGGGCTGTTGTGCCCGCGCTGCGACGAAGAGATCCACGGCACGCGCGCCCGCGCGGCCGACCCGACCCCCCCGCGCCGCCAGTGGGATGTGCGGCGCCGCCACCGCTAACAACTAGGAAGGACACGTTCCACTATGAGCACCGACACCGTCATCGACGACGCGCCGCCCATCGACGCGCTGCAGCTGCGTCGCCCCGATACGCCCGTCACGCTCAGCGAGCTCGCCGCGCTCAAGGGCGAGGCGATGGAAGTCATCGAGGCGCGCGTCCAGATCATCGAGACGCTGCGCAAGGCCGCCATTCGCATGACGAGCCCGGAGGACTGGCTGCTGTTCAAGTCGCCCGAGGAACAGGGCGGGCAGACCGTCGGGTATCTCCAGGACGCCGGCGCGGACCGCGTGCGCGACCTGTGGGGCATCGAGGTCTTCGGCGTGTCGATCCCGGAGAAGGTCGTCGGGAACGATCCGGCCGTCTTCCACTACCTGATTCGCGGGTCCGGCCGCTGCAAGCTGACGCGGCAGGTCATCGAGGAGGTCGAGGGCGGGCGCTCGTCGACCGACGACTTCTGTAAAGGCAAGACCGGGCTCGAGCTCGAGCTCGCGGTCCGCAAGGCCGCGCGCGCCAACCTGGACGGCGGCATCACGCGCGAGCTCGCCGGCATGAAGTCGGTCCCGATCGCCGACCTCGAGGCCGCCTGGGTCGGCACGCCGAAGAAGATCGAACACTGCCGGCGCGGCCGGGGCTTCGGCACGCGCGACGAACGCGTCGGCGGCGCGTCCGCGAAGGCGCCGGACGTCGAGCCGCCGGTGTGCCCGCACTGCCAGAGCAAGGGCGTGTACCGGCCGGCGAAGGACAACCGGAAGGCGTTCTACGGCTGCCCGCAGTACTCGAAACACCCAACCCAGAAGTTCATCATCGACGCGGAGAAGTGGGTCGCGGAGCACCAGGCGAAGCCGGCGGCCGCCGCGACGCCAGCAAACGGCCAGGCGCCCGCCGGGAAGACCACGTCGCCGAGCGCCAACGAAATCTTCGGCGGGCCGCGCGATCGTGAACCGGGAGAAGAAGGGTGAGCGGCGAGATCGCCCCGGCGCTCGCGCCGAGTGACATCGCGGCCACCGTCGAGAAGGCCTGGCAGGCGTTCCTGCTCGCCGATCGCCGGGCGCCGAACGCGCACCCGACGCACGTCTACGCCTCGGCCTGGCGCGTCTGCGAGCGCCGCATGGTGTACGAGGCCACCGTCCCCGAACAGCAGCCGCCCTTCGACGCGTTCACGCTCGCGCGGTTCCGGCGCGGCAACGATCGCGAGCGGGACCTGCTCGCCGATCTCTCACGGATCGGCCGCAACGCCGAGCCCGCGTTCTCCATCATCGGGCAGCAGGACCAGTTCAAGGTGCGCGACCGCAAGGGCCGCTACGTGATTAGCGGGAAGGTTGACGCGTTCCTGGCGATCGGTAACATGCGCGCGCCGCTCGAGGTGAAGGCCTGGTCGCCGCTGCTTGTCGATCGCATCGAGACGTTCGCGGATCTCTTCGACAGCCCCTGGACGCGCAGCGGCGCGCACCAGCTGATCTCGTACTTGTACGGCCACGCGGATCCCGTCGGGTTCATGGTGCTCGATCGCAGCGGCATCCCGAAGCTGCTCCCGGTCGTCCTCGACGAGCACCTCGACAAGATGGAGGAGTTCCTCACAAAGGCCGAACGCGTCGTCGATCACGCCCAGGCGGGCACGCTCCCTGGGTTCCTCGAGGGCGACGCGGCGGAGTGCAAGCGCTGCCCGTTCTTCGGGGGCGTGTGTCAGCCGCCGCTCGACGCCGTCGGCGCGCAGCTGCTGAACGACCCCGAGCTCGAGGCCGCGCTCGAGCGGCGCGAAGCCCTGAAGGCCGCCGGTTACGAGTTCCTCGATCTCGACAAGGAGATTAAGGCGCGGCTGCGCGGCTGCGAGAGCGGCATCGCGGGCAAGTTCCAGATCACCGGCACCTGGGGGAAGAGCTCGCACCTGGAGCTGCCGGCCGCGCTCAAGAAGCAGTACACGGTTTCGGATCCGAAAGGCAAGTTCACCCTCGACATCACCCGGTTGTAGGAGATCCCGTGGCCACAAAGAAGAATCCCGCGGACGCGGCCGTCGCGTTTTTCGAGACGGCGCCGATCGACGTCGCCGTGCAGGTCCTCGCGATCTGTAAGGGCATCGTGCAGCGCCGGTCGCCGAAGGTGAAGTCTCCGCGCGCCAGCACGAGGACCGCGGCCACGTCCGCGCAGGACGTCGCGACCCGGTGACCCACCGGTGACTAATGGCCTCGTCGTCCGATCGTCCGCCGCCCCTGCAGTTGCCGTACTACCCGAAGTACGTCGACGACTGGCTGTCGTCGCTGACGATCGCGGGGTTAACGCTCGAGCAGGAGGGCGCGTACGACCGACTCTTGATGCACCAATGGAAGTCGCCCGACTGCTCGCTGCCGGACTCGGACCAGACGCTCGCGCAGTACTCGCGACTCGGGGCCCGCTGGCGGAAAGTGGGCCGGCCGATCATCGACGCGTGTTTCGTCGCGATCGAGGGCGGGCGACTCCGCAACGAGAAGCTGTACCAGCTCTGGCTGGACGCGCAGGACAAGAGCGTCAAAGCCCGCGCCGCCGCCGACGCGCGATGGACGAAAGTCCGGCAGGGCCGGCTGCCGATGTCGTCCAACGGTGGGGACAATTCGTGACAGGTGTCGCATGCGGACGCATATGCGGACGCATCTGCGAACGCACCCGCCGAGCATGGCTAGATCACCGATCTGGGCATGCTCCAGCGATGCAAGTACGTAAGTACAAAGTACTTAAGTACCACCGTACGGGTTCTTCGTACGTCCGTTCTTCTCTTCCTCCGTGTACCCAGATCCGAGAATTAGAGCACCGGCGCTGGCGCGCCGGGACACCCACACGATTCACGAGAGACCGGGGGTTCCCTATGCGAACGCCGGTGGCTTTTCCGCTGCTCTGCGTTATCGCGAAGGAGCAGCTCCTCGCGGAGCCGTCGATCGACAACGGGGAATGGGCGGAGCGGATCAAGGTTCGCCTGGTCCGGTTGCGGTTGGGCTACCCGGATCCCCCGCATCGGCTGACCGACGCGATGGACGCGGTGGAGCACGCGCTGGCGAAGGAAGGCCGGCCACGGCCCCTGCCGCGTCGACTGGGCCCAGCGCCGCCGCCGGCCGACGTCCGTCCGCTCAGCCACGACGAGGCCCGGCGCGCCCTCGCCTTTGTCGGCGGGCTCGGCCTGGTGAAGACCATGCCGAAGCCTCGCGCGATCACCCGTCGCGTGGTCGACCTTCACGCGCAGTCGCGGATGGTCGCGGCTGCGATCGTTGCGTCCGTCGAACGGTGCGAAGCACTCGAGCGCGCGGCCGCCGACGCCGCTGCCGTCGTGCCCGATCCCGTGGAGCCCGGCGCATGACGCTCACGATGGCGCGTCGCCGGGTGTCGTTCGAGGTCCTCGGCGCGGCCGAGACGAAGGGATCCGCGAAGGCGTTCGTCCCGAAGAAATGGGCGGACGAGGCGCACCGCGCCGGCAAAGCGCCGCGGGCGATCGTCACGAACGACAACCCCAGCGCTAAGGCCTGGGAGCAACGCATCGCCACCGAGGCCCAGAAGGTCGCCGGCGATGGGCTCTTCGTCGGCCCCGTCGTGCTGCTCGTGACGTTCCACCTGCCGCGGCCGAAGTCGCTGCCGAAGCGCGTCCTCCACCACACGACGCGGCCTGACTGCGACAAGGCGGCGCGGTGCGTGCTCGACGCGCTCACCGGCGTGCTCTACCACGACGACGGGCAGATCACGGAGTTGCACGTGCGGAAGGCCTTCGCCGCGACCGCGACGGCGCCGCGCGCCGTCATCACCGTCGCCGCGGCGGCGGACCCCGACCCGATGCAGCACGTGCTCACCGTCGACGAGGCGCGCGATCTCTTCTCCATGGAGGCGTAAATGGCGTTCGATGTGACCGAAACAGAAGCCGCCGAGGAGAGCGCGATCGACGCGCATTTCGAACAATGGCCCGAAGGCTGCCCAGACGGGTGCCGGCACTGCGCGTCGCGTCTGCGCGATCGGTGCGGCGACGTCGACGGGCACATGTGGCCGGCGACCTTCGATTACGGCGACACCTGCTACTGCGGCGCCCTGTATCTGCTGCGGGATCCCGGGGGCCGCGTGCGAGTCACGACGGCGCCGACGTCGACGTAGCCCCCAGGGAAACTGCATTTTAGAAATGCATTTTCGGAAGATCGATCTCAGGAGAGTGTGATGGCGAGAAAATCCCACGGCCCGAAACCCCGACGTGTCAGCTACGAGCTCGTCCCGCGCGACAGCGTCGTCGGCTTCCCGATGTACAGCCTGCTCGACGAGCTCGTCTACGCGCACCACGACGATCTCCGGGTCGCGCGGATCGCGCTCGCCTGGTGCACGTCCTGGCAACCCGACCTTGATGGCCGCCTCCGGCTCGGCCAGTGCAAGCGCGCGTCCGACCTCGATCGCGAGCTCGCGGCGTTCGACTTCGTCATCCTGCTGCGCCGCGCCTTCTGGAAGAACGAGCACGTGACGGACCTGCAGCGGCGCGCGCTGCTCGACCACGAGCTCTGTCACGGGGCCCGGGCGCAGGACAAGCACGGCGATCCGGTCGTCGACGAGCGCGGCCGTCCGGTGTGGCGCACGCGGCGCCATAACGTCGAGGAGTTCACGGAAGTCGTCGAACGCCACGGCATGTGGACCGCCGACCTGGAACGCGTCGCGGTCGCGCTCCGGCGCCAGGCCGCGGGGCCCTTCCAGCCGTGCGTGACCTGCCAGGCGACGCCGGGCTGGGTGCCCACGGCCGACGGGCGCGCCGTCACGCGCTGCGCGTGCTGGGTGAGTTGGGCGGCGCAGCGCGAGGATCTGCGCGCGGATCAAGCGACGGCGTGAGCAACATGCGCTGCCGATGCTGCGGAATCCGGTGGGCCCAGCAGGCCGGCCTCTGTCGGACCTGCCAGGCGCTCCCCGGCGATCAGCGCCGGGACGCGGAGCGCGAGCGCGACCGGCGGCGCGGGGTTGACCGGCCGGTGCTCCATGTGCAGCACGACCCGACGCCGACCCCGCTGCGCACGCTCACGGTGCGCGGGGTCGACTACGACGTGCTGTGGGACGGCTCCGACGGCTCCGCCGTGGGGCAGCGCTATCTATGACCGAGGCGCGCGTTCAGCAGCTCGCGCAGACGACGTCGCGCGCCCTGCTGCAGGTCTACGTGCGACAAGCGGAGGCCTGCGCGGCGCGGGGCTGTGCGGCGTGCCGCGAAGAGGCCGCGAACTATCGGGAGGCGTTCCGCCGCGTGCTCGAGCGCGACGCGCGGCAGTCCACGTGATCATCTTCGCCGCGGACGATCCGCTTGTCCTCAACGGCACCTACGACCGCGAAGGCTACAAACCCGGGGAACGCGCACGGATCGCAAAAGCCCGCACCCTACAGACGAAAGGATCAGTCCCGATGGCGAAGAAGACGACGAAGACGAAGGACACCAAGCCGGCGCGCCCAGGCCGCCCGCGCCAGGCCGATCTCCCCGGGACCGAGGACCGCGCGATCAAAGCGCTCGAGGACGCGGCGACCGTGTACGCCTAGATTCGCGATCAGCGCATCGAGCTCAACGTCGACGAGGCGAAGCTGAAAGCCTCGTTGCTCGCGTTGATGCACAAGCACGGGAAGACGATCTACGCGCGCGACGGGATCACAATCACGATCATCCCGGAGGCGGAGTCCGTGAAGGTGAAGGTCCGCAAGCCGGGCGACGACGACGAAGACGACAAGATCGAGAACCTCAAGGGCGAGGAACTGCGGCCCGGTGTGCGCGCGGAGCACTGATCGCCATGACGACACATCCTGCGGGGGGGGCGACCACAATGAGCAGCAGCGCCGCGGCCGCCGATCGCCCGGGCCTGATCTACACGCGCTGTCGCGTCTGCACCTGCGCGCTCGGCCTCGACGACGACCGCACGCGCGGCGTCTGCGTCGATTGCGCGAATCGACCGGAGGGCAAGCGGCTCCTCGCGCGCGCGGTCGCACCCGGCGTCACGCCGACGGCCGCGCCGTCCAAGACGGCGGCGCCAACGGCCCCGCCGATCGCAGTCGCCGCGCCGCCGCCGGCGCAGGAGCGCCCCTTCTCGCCGGCGGAGAAGTCGCTCATCCGGCACATGCACCACGTCCTGCCCCCGGCGGACCTGTTGCGCGTGCTGAACGATCGGCTGCAGGCCGACGTCGGGCCCGGCGTGCCGCTCTGGACGCTCGAGCAGGTGCACGCCGAAACGACGACGCTGCAGCGGACGAGCGGCGCGAGCGATTGGGAGGGGCTGCGCCAGATCGTCCGCCTCGCGCGGCACGGCGGCGTCCTCGATTCAATCACGGCCGAGGTGATCAACGACTTCGCCATGGTGTTCCAGCTCTCGTCGGCGCAGCTCATGACTCTGCGCGACGTCATCCGCAGCGCAAAGGAGTCCGCATGATCGGCAAGCCCGTCTTCCGGCGCCAGGAGTTCGATACCGCGACGCTCGAGCTCGGCGGCGCGCCGATCGCGCTCTCGGCCTATGCGACCACGGGCCTCCGGATCGTCTGCGTCGGCCCGAGCGGCGCCGGCAAGACCAACGCCGGGCTCCTCATCGCCGAGCAGCTCGCGACGCAGGGCTGGATCTCCGTGCTGTTCGATCGCGAGGGCGACATCGGCGCGCTCTACGAACCCATGCGCGACGTCACGCACTTCGAGAATTACCTGCGCGGCCGCCATCACCCGATCCTTGTGGTGCCGGTGCGCCACACGGATGACTTCCTCCACTACGGGCGGACGGTCCAGCGCGTCGTCGAGGAGGACCGTCAGCCGGTCTTCCTGATGGTCGACGAGGGGCAGATGGTCAGCGCGTCCCGGAAGCGGAAGGAATCGATCGGCGAGGCCTCCGACCTGATGAACGATTTCACCGAGCGCGGGCGCAAACGGTCCCTCGACGTCTTCGTGACGGCGCACCGCTTCAGCGGCACGCTCCATCGCTCGGTCTTCGCGAACAAGAACCTGACCCTGATCGGCCGCCAGGAAGATCCGACCGCCTGGTCGGCGCTCGCGCCGCAGTTCAAGGGCTCGGCGATCGGCTATCCGGATCTCGCGGCGCTCGCGCCCGGGGAGTTCTTCTGCTTCGCGCGATCGGGGGTGGAGAAGATCCAGATGCCGATGGCAGATGCGCTCGCCGCGGTCGCCCCGCCGGCGACCGTCGTCCGCCAGGCGCTGCCCAGCACGTTTTCGCAGTGGGACCGGGCCATGCGCGAGCTGCCGACCGACCGGCTGCAGCGGCTGGACGACGCGGTCACGGGCGTGCTGGCGGCGATCGTCGGGCTCACGTTTCCGCAACTGGCGGCCGGTCGACGCGCGCGGCGTGAGGAACTGGAGGCCCGGCCGTGACCTGGCAGGCCTTCGTCCTCGAGCACGGGTGGCACGCGCACGGCGCGCACCTGGCCGCGGTGCTCGAGCAGCCCCTGTTGGCGATCGCGCGCCTGCGCCAATCGGCCAGTTGCCGGCGACTCGCGAAGGCCAAAACGTTCGGCGACCTCTTCGCGCTCTGGCGCGGGCGGCCGCCACGCGACGAGGAGTGGCCGGCGCCGCGGAAGATCGGCGGCGGCTATGAGTGGCTGGCGCCGGAGCTCGCGCTGCTCGCGTCGCTCGTCGGGCGCCTGGGCGCCGCGGAGATTGCGGGCGTCCTGACGACGCGCCTGCGGCGGCTGACCGGCGATCGCCGCGCGGTCCGGCCGCGCAATGCGATCTGGACCGCCTCCCAGCGCGTCGGCCTCATCGCCACCGACGTCGCCGGCGGGCTCACGGCGCACCAGGCCGGCCGCGAGATCGGCTGCGTGTCGATCATCTACAACGAGATCCGGCACGGACGGCTGAAGACCGTGCGCGTCGGCCGCCTCCTCGTCATCCCGCGCGACGAGTGGGCGCGGTGGAAGGGCACGCGGGTCTTCCCCCCGAAGGGCTACGTCCAGCTCTCGCGGCTGAAGCGGCCGCTCGGCATCCGGAGTGACAAGCTCTCGGAGTGGGCGCGGCTCGGCTACGTGCCGACGGCGATCCGCTGCAACCCGTACGGCGCGCGCGCGGCATCGACGATGTTCGGCACCTGGTGGATTGACCCGAAGATCGTCACGAAGCTCACCGCCGATCGCCGCGCCGGCCGCGCGATGCCCTGGTGGGGCCAGCCCGAGCCGGGCAACCTGAAGATCACCTGGACGCTCCTGCAGCAGCGCCAGCATCCCGCGCGGTGTGCCACGTGCCGCGCGATCTGGGGCCCCGCGGGCGCGCCGCGGACGTTCGACGACTACATGCAGCGGTATCCGCCGCTGGCCTTCGGCGCGAAGCGGCACCTCACGCGCGTGTGGTCGGACGGCCTGTCGGTCAGCGAGCTCGCGCGCGACGTCAACCTCCCCTCGTCGCTGGTGTTGTCCGCGATCCGGACCGGGGTCCTTCGCGCGACCCGCGTCGCCAGCCGGTATGTCATCACGCGCACCGACGCGACGCGCTGGAAGTTCCGGCGCTGTCCCACGGGTCGCGGCCGGCACTGCTGGATGCAGATCAGCGCGGCGCGTCAGACATACGGGTTCAGCCGCGCGGAAATCGCCGCGCACATCAAGGCCGGTCGACTCACGTCGAAAATCGGCGCGTGCGGTCCGCAGCGGGGTCTTCGGTACGTGCTCCGCCAGCAGATCCGCGAGCTCCGGGAAACCTCGGGTTTCCCCGCCGCGGACGCCGCCCGGCGACTCGGGATCTCCGTCGCGCGCCTGAAGACGTTCGCGCGGTACGCGGACTGGCGCGATCCGCACCGCTACACCCTCGACGTCATCACCACCATCCGGAAGCGAATGGAATCCGAGGCGGGGTTGACGATCGCCCAGGCCGCGCGGAAGCTCCGCAAGTCGGTCCGGTGGGTCGAGCGGGAGATCGCCAATGGCACCGCGCGGGTGTTGCGGACCCCGTTCAAGACGACGCGGCGCTATATCTCCGGGCCGATGTTCCGACGTCTACAGGCCGCGGTCACCCATCCCACCCCCAGGCTGCGCTGGTCGTCGGAATGGCTGCTCGTGAGCGACGCGGCACTGTTGGCCGGCGTCTGCAGCAACACGGTGCAGCGCTGGGCGGATCTGGGCCAGGTCCGGATCCGCTTCAAGGCGCGCTTCCGTCGCTACCACCGCCGTTCGGTCATCGCGCGCGCGCGGCTGCATTGGACCACTGAACGCCGGCGCGGGCGCGCCCCCGCCCCCGCCTGGCTGCAGACCCCGGAGGCCGCGTGATGGCCGAGACGCTCATCCGCCTCCTCGCGGACACCAAGAAGCCGGGCGTCTGCTCGGCCGCGAGTTGCCGCGCGGCGATCGATTGGTACCGCACGCTGAGCGGCGCGAGCATGCCGATGAACCGTGGCGCCGTCCCGCGCACGTCGGAGCCGCTGGCGGGGCAGACGGTCGGGTTCTTCTCGAGCGAGGACAGCCACTGGGCCTCCTGCGTCGCGCGGGGGCAGTTCGGACGGCACGCCCGATGAGGCATATCAGCGTCGCGCTCACCACGCGCCAGATCCGGGCCCGGACGAAGACGGTGACACGGCGCCTCGGCTGGACACACCTGCAGCCCGGCACGCTGCTGCAGCCGGTGAAGAAATCGCGGGGCCTCAAGAAAGGCGAGCGCGTGGAAAAAATCGGCCGCCCGATCCGCGTCGTCCGCGTCTCCCGCGAGCGAGTCTCGGCGCTCCTGGCCAACGAACCCTACGGCTCCCTGGAAGTCTCCCGCGAGGGCTTCGGGGGCGAACTGACGCCGCGGATGTTTGTCGAGTTCTTCTGCCGGACGCACCGCTGCCGGCCGTCCACCTACGTCACCCGGATCGAATTCCAGCACCTGGAGACACTATGAGCACAGACGCCCTCATCGCCGAAGCCCCGTCGGACGTCCACGTCGTCGCGCTCACCCCGGCCGAGATGGTGCCCGCGCAGGCCGAGCTCGTCGCCTGGTGCGACCGGAAGATCCGGGCGCTCATCGACGAGGCCGACGAGCTCGACCTGCACATGAAGCTGGCGCTCGAGAACGGCTGGAAGACGAGCGTCGTCCACGCGACGATGAACCGCACGGCGCGGCGCATCACCTACTACCAGAAGATGCAGGCGGCGCTGCAGGCCGGCTACCTGCTCGTGCCGAACATGCCGGTCGACGTCCTCGCGGTGCGCGTCAAGGGCGCGCGGCCGCGGCAGCAGACGAGCGGGTACGCCTCGCATCGGTTCACATCGCCCCCCGAGCTGCTCCCGGCCGGCGCGGGCCGCTACGTCGACGAGCAGCCGCGCGAAACGTCCGAGGAGTATGAGGGCAAGGACTACCAAGGGAAGCCCGAAACGAAGACTCGCTATCTCTCCGCCGAGCACGACGAGGAGGTCGACTTCCCGTTCCAGACCATGAAGCCCGTCGTGCTCGAGGCCGCGGCCCGCGCGATGGCGCTGAAGATCTTCGACCAGATCGGGCAGGTGCAGAACAGCGGCGGTGAGGATCCGATTCTCGTCGGGCAACTCCTCGACCCGCGCGGCTCGCGACACCATCGACGCCTGGTGACGTTCTTCATCGCGTGGTGGGTCGACACCGCGTCGCTCTAAGGGCAACCGCCCATGACGAAGCGCCAACGGCCAACGAAACTCGCCGCGCGGGTACTCTCGGTCAGCGTCGACAAGGTCCGAGAACTCACCGAGCAGATCGCGCGCCTGGAAGCCGACGCCCTCCGGATGGGCGAGTACTGCGCGCGCCAGGACACGGCGCTCGAGGGCCTGATGCGGGCGGTGTTGCAGGAGGCGTGTGACCCCTACGCCCATCCCACGTCGATCGCCTGCGCCAGCTTGATCGCGGCCGTCGCCACCGCGAGCCAGGTCCTCCACGGACGGGAGCGCCACTGAATGGCCACGAAGACGCGGCCGCGAGCCACCACACCGGCGGCGAACCACTCGAAAACATTCAACAAACGGTGACCGTGCACTAAACTATTGGGGTCGGTTTGCGACTGGGGGTCAGGGGGTCGCTGGTTCGAATCCAGTCATCCCGACCATTTTTCGCACGAATCGTTGCCGTAAAATTGCCGAATTCGGCGGCTAGGGTTGCTCTGAACGGCTGGACCATCCGCGCCAGCCTGCCGCCGATTCTTTCCCACCCATTCCGCGGACGCTGCTTGCGGAGGCAGCCCGTGGCGAAGTACTCGGTTCGTATCGTCACCACCTCACCCGACGGGCCGCCGATCATTTTCGAGGTTCGAAACCTCGCTGAGATCGCCGGGGCATATCAGCGACTCCGGAATGAGGCGCTGGGGCGTGCACACCGGGCCCAGCAGCGCGCGCGATCGATCGCCGGCGTGACGGCGAAACGCGATGCCCGGCAGCGCGGGGCCGACGGGGACGAGGAGCTGCTCACGGCCTTGAAGGCTCAACGCGAGAAACACCCCTCGCACTCACTCCGCGCGATTGCCAGCAACCTGGTGTCGCGCTTCGGCAGCCATCATCACAAGAGTCCCGTCGACGCGCTGCGCAAGCGACTCGCCCGCCTCGAACGCCGAAAGTAGGACGCGCGCCGCGGTTCTGTCCCATCGCGCGTGCTCTACTCCCACACATGAGCACGACGGTTCAGAGCGTCACACCCGACAGCCCCCCCGCTCGCATCCTCCGGCGTCCAGTCGTGATCGATCGCGTTGGCGTGAGCTACTCGACGATCTGGCGCATGTACCGGGCCGGGCAATTCCCCGCGCCGATTCGGGTTTCGGCCCGGATTGTCGGTTGGCGCGAGCGTGACGTCGACGCCTGGATTGCCGCGCGCGAAGAGCGCCGGAGGATCGGGTGAGCGCCGGCGACGACAGCAACCAGGCAGCGGAGCGCGCCGCGATCGCGACGACGTCGCCATGGCTGAACGGCCAGCAGGCAGCAGCCTACGTGGGGAAGAGCAAGCAATTTCTCTTTCGCGAGATCCACGCCGGCCGGCTGCGCGCGGCTCGTATCGGAGGCCGCGGCGAAATCCTGACGCGCGCCGAATGGCTCGACGAGTTTGTCCAGGCGCAGGCAATTCCGATCTCGATCAACAGGCGGCGCGCGTAAATGGCCACGCCCAGGCGGCCGTACGTCTCGATTCGGCTCGGGACGTTCGACGACGCGATCGCCGCCGGCGTCTCGAGCGGCGGCGTGTTACTGCTGGCACGCCTACTGACGCATCGCGACAAGCGCTCGGTCCCTGGGCTTCTCCGGTCTGGCCTCGCTGGTTTGAGCGAATCACTCGGACAGTCGAAGACGGCGACGCGGCGCGGGCTCATCGAACTCGAACGCGCCCACCTGGTGCGTCTCGACGCCCCCGCGCGGGTGCTCTATGTGGAGGGCGCGATCGACGCGGATCCCCCGCGGACAGAAAACAGCGTCCGCGGCATGGCGGCCCAGGTGCGCGAACTGCCGGCGACCTCCCCGGTCACTCTGGCCGTCCGTCGCGCCATCGAGGCCGCGCTCTCGGAAGGCGACAAGGCGTCCGCCTGGCTGGCGACGTGGCGCGAGCTCGCCGGCCCGGACTCAGGCCCTGACCCAAGCCCTGAGTCAGGGCCTGACCCAGGGCCGGACTCAGGCCCTCACGCGCGCGCGCGTACCACCACCACCACCGATCCCGAGATCCGATCCCGAGATCCGAGATCCGAGACCCGCGCGCGCGGCGCTGGCGGGCGAGGGCGGCGCCGGCGACGTCGTCGCGGTGGCGGCGAAGACCAACGGCACGGGCCTGCGTGAACGCTTCGACGCGTTCTGGCAGGCGTATCCCCGGAAAGTCGCGAAGGATGGCGCGTGGCGCGCCTGGCAGAAGCGGAAGCCGAGTGCGGAACTGCTGCAGCAGATCGTCGCGGCGCTTGCCTGGCAAGTACACCAGGACACCTGGCTGAAGGACGGCGGCCGCTACATTCCGCACCCGGCCACGTGGCTCAATGCCGGCCGGTGGCAGGACGAACCGAGCAAGGGCCCGCGGCTGAACGATCGCACGCTCGCGATCGGCCGGGCCGGCGAGGAGTTTCTCCGATCATGATCGACGCCGACAAGCCGAGGTTCGTGGAGGCCGTCGGCCGTCTCGCGGTCGCGCTGCGCGAGAAGGACCCCGACGTCGTCACGCTGCGTGTGTACTTCGACGGGCTGCGGACCCTCGAGATCGAGCTCGTCGACGCCGCCGCGGAGCGACTGATGAGCGCGGCGTGGTTTCCCAAGGTGAGTGAATGGCGAGCGGCGGCCGCGAAGATCGAAGGCGAGCGCCGCGCGGCGCAACGCGAGCTGTTACGAAAACTCCCGACGCCAATTTGTGACCGGTGCGCCGACACGGGCTGGATCGAACTGGGCGCCGGCGAGACGTTCAAGGGCCACACGGCGACGCGGCGCGCGGAACCCTGCGCGTGTCAACAGGCGCGGCGGCTCGAGCTGCTCGGCCGGCGACACTGGCCCGCGCTCCCGGCCGGTGCGCCGGCGACAGAGGACCGCGCGTTCACGCGAGCCGAGAGCGCGAGGGCCGTCACCGAGTTCGAACGCGCCCGCGGCGCGCGGCTCGTGAAGACGATGCCAGAGGATCCGCCGAGACGCGCGCGCAGCGCCACGCAACGCGCGTTTGAGATCGTGCTGCAGGGCATCGCGGCCCAGGTGAAGCGGGTCGCCGCGGCCGAGGCGGTCGTCGCCACGAAGACAGGGACGGACGGCGACCCACGATGAAGACGGCCGCGACCGGCGTAGTCGTGCTCTGCGCCGGCCACGTGGTTCGATCGGCGGTCGTCGAACTGCTCGCGGATCTTGAGACCAGAGGCTTCCGGTTCTTCGTCGAGCGCGGGCGCCTCCTCGTCTCGCCCGCCTCTGAGTTGACGGACTTTGATGATCTCTGTATCCGCGCGAATGTTGACGAGCTGCGCGCCATCGTGCGCGCGTGTGGAGATCGCCAGTGACGGACCAGGTCCGCACGTCCGGCGATCTTCGCGTGCCGTTCACCACGGCGCTCGACGCGTTCAGCGTGCCGGCAGTCGTGACGCCCCCCGAGGGCACGCCGATCGAGACGCGCGGGATCTGGGTCAGTCCGACGACCGAGAACAGGCCCGGTTCCATCGACCTGAAGCGCCGCGAACCGACGCGGATCCTGGCCCTTCCGCTCGCCGACGTGCCGAGCGTGCCACGTGGAACGGCCATCGTGGCGCCCGAGATGGACGGGCTCGAGGCGCGGCGCTGGCGCGTGGAGGGGTTCGACCGCCTCGAGGTGGACCACGTCCGCGTCATCGTCGCCGAGGGCGCGCCGTGACGCGGACGTACGACGAGGTGCAGGCCGCGGCGGTGCTCACCGTGTGCACGTCGTGCCCGATCTGCATCCGCTGCCGACGTCGATTCGATCGTCGAGATTTCGGGGCCCCCAGCGGTGGCCGCGTCCGCTGCGGTTGAGCCTCAAAGGTTCGGAGGCTCCTGTGACTTCTGGGCCCCAGACGGGTGCACGGCAGCGCAGGAATCGTCCACCTTCCAGCTGACATTTAGGGCTAAACCGTAACGGGCGGCGCATCGATGACGAAGACGAAGGCCAGCGCGCGGCGACGGGCGTCGAAGAAAACCGCGCCCCGAACGCGGTCGAAGCCGCGCGGCCTGTTGACGCGCCGGGAGCTCGCGACGCTGCTCGACATGCATCGGCAGACGGTGGTGAAGTGGGAGCAGGAGGGGATGCCGATCGCCGAGCGCGGCTCGCGCGGCCGCGCGTCGCTCTACCGCGAGGTCGACGTGCGCGCCTGGTTGCAGCTGCGCGCGGAGGCCGCGAAACAGCCGGGCGTCGTCACGGCCCTCCAGGACCGGGCGCGCAAGGAACGTGCGCAGGCCGCGCTCGCGGAACAGTCGTATCAGATGCGAATGCGTGACCTGCTGCCGCGGGACGAGGTCGAGAAGACGTGGGCCGCCGAGGTCGCCGCGGTGCGCACGAAGCTGCTCGCGTGGACGACGACGCTGGCCGACCAGGTGCACCGAGTCTCGACGATCGAAGGCCTGCCGGGCGTGGAGCGCCTGCTCCTGGAAGCGGTGCAGGACGTGTTGCGCGAGCTCACCGATCCCCAGCCACCGGTCCCGGGAGCGCGCGTCGCATGATGCCCGCGGTCACCGAGAGCGAGACCCCCGTCCACGCGCTGCTCGTGCAGGTGCGCGCCGGCTACGCGCCGCCACCGGAGCTCAAGGTGTCCGAATTCGCCGACGAACACATCATCGTCACGAGCGGCCCGCTCGCGGGAACCAAGTGGCAGACCGCCTTCGCGCCGTATCAGCGCGGGATCCTCGACGCGTTCCATGAGCCCGGCGTGCAGACCGTCGTCGTGATGGGCAGCTCGCAGTGGGGCAAGACGGCCTGTGCCGTAAACGTCGTCGCGTACCACATCGCGCACGACCCCTGCCCGATCCTCGTCGTCGAGCCGACGGTTGAGCCGATGGCGAAGGACTTCGCGCGCAACCGCCTCGAGCCGGTCATCGCCGCGAGCGAGATCCTATCGAAGACCGTCGGCAAGAAACGCGCGAAGGACGCCTCGAACACCACGCTCGCGAAAACGTTCCGTGGCGGCGCCGTGGCGATCGGCGGCGCGAACTCGTCGGCCTCGCTGGCCGCGCGGTCGGTGCGCCTACTGATCCTCGACGAGGTCGATCGCTATCCGCCCGAGCTCCCGGGCGAGGGCTCGACGCTCGCGATCGTGATGAAGCGGACGCAAGCCTATCGGCGGCGCAAGCGCATCCTGATGCTCTCGTCGCCGACGCTCGCGAAGGCGCCGATCCACGTGTGGTTCCTGCGCGGCGATCAGCGCCGTTACTACGTGCCCTGTCCGTCCTGCGCGCACCTGCATGCATTCGAGTGGAAGCAGGTGCGGTGGACCGACGACGATCCCCTGACGGCGCGTCTGCACTGCCCGGCCTGCGACTACGGCATCAACGATGCGGAGCGCGTCGCCATCCTCGCGCGCGGCGAGTGGCGGGCCGAGGTGCCGGGCCGGCGCGACAAGGCCATCGTGTCGTTCCACATGTGGGAGGCGTACTCGCCCCTCTCCTCGCTCAGCGAAATCGTCGGCACCTTCCTCGCGGCGCGCGACAAGCAGAAGGCCGGCGACAAGGCGGAGATGCACACCTGGCAGAACACCACGCTCGGCGAACCGGTGGAGGCGGACGCCGGCGAAGGCGTCGAGCCCTCGTCGCTCATCCTGCGGCGCGAAGCGTACGGCCCCGACATCGACGTGCCGGCGGGCGCCTGCTGTCTGACCATGGGGGTCGACGTCCAGGACGATCGCCTCGAGGCGCTGGTGATCGGGTGGGGCCCGGGCGAAGAGTCATGGCTCGTCGATCGGCAGACGCTGCCAGGGGATACGTCGCAGCCCGAGCCCTGGCGCGCGCTCGACGCGCTGCTCGATCGGCCCTATCGGCACGCGCGCGGCGCCCAGTTGATGATCCACGCGATGTGCATCGACTCGGCGGGCCACCGGACGACGATGGTCTACGACTACGCGGAGGTGAAGGCGGCGCGCCGGGTCTATGCGATCATTGGGCGGGACGGCCAGCGGCCGATCGTGTCGTCGCCGTCGCCGAAACGCTGGGGCCGGCACGAGCGCCAGGTCCCGCTCTACACCCTCGGCGTCGACGCGGCGAAGTCGCTGATCGTCTCGCGCCTCAAGCTCCTCGAAAGAGGCGCGGGCTATGTCCATCTCCCGCACACCGAGTGGTGCGACGAGGAGCTCGCCGCGCAGCTCGCCAGCGAGAAGCTCGTGACGAAGTGGACCAAGGGCGTGCCGGTGCAGGTCTGGGTCAAGAAGCGGGCGCGCAACGAAGGCCTCGACATGTTCGTCTACGCGATCGCGGCGCTGCGGTTGCTGAACCCGCGACTGCCGGCGATGCTCCAGGCGCTGCAGGCCGCGAGCTACGACCCGACCGACATGCCGCCGCGCGCGCCCGGCGCCTCGGGCCCGCGGCCGCCGGGTCGGCGTGTCGGGCGCAGCGGGTACCTCGGACGTTGAGCAGGAGACCCACATGATCACCCGGCGAGGATTCCTCACACTGCTGCCTGGTCCGCTGCTCACGCGGCTCCCGGCGCGCCTTCCGCAACGCGTCCCGCCGGCTGCCATCACCGTGCCGCATGTGGGCGTGCGCGAAGTCACGATCCATCTCGACGACCGCCAACTGGTGCACGTCTGCTTCGACGCCGCCGGGGGCCGGCTGCCGGCGGACCTGGTGAAGGAGATCCTGAGGCCGTGATGTCCCCGCTGACCGACAAGCAGCGGCGCGTCTTCGCGTTGGCGGTCCGCTACCACGCGATCGCGGAGGAACCCTGCAGCACCAGCTGGCTGGCGCGCCGGCTCCACCGGCACCGAGCCACCATTCGCGGGCACGCCCTCGCGATCGTGAAAAAGGGCTGGGCGAGCCGCAATACGCCGGCCTTCCGCGGCCTCCACCTATAAGCCCGGATCCGGCTTACACCGGATACCCACACTTTTTGCGGTCTATCCCGGGCGCGCGCGTTCTGCCACGCTCACGCCACCATGACGCCCCAGACCCGCGACCAGCTCCTCGGCAAGCAGACGGCCAACACGGCCGCCCTGGACAAGCTCAAGGCCGAGGTCGCCGAGATTTCGAAGAACGCCCCCGCGGCCCGCTCGCAGGCGCAGAACGACCGCCTCCAGGCGATCGAGAAAGAGCGCCAGGCCCTGGTGGAGGAGGCCGAGACGATCGCGGCCGACCTCGCCAAGCTGCCGGCGGCGGACCCGAAGAAGGCCAAGTAGGGGCTGCGTGCCCCCGATCCCGTATACCGCGGACGAGCTCCGGGACCGGATCCGGACGCTCGAGGATGGCCTGCTCCAGGTCGCCAAGGGCGTGCAGTTCGCGGACCGGGGCGTGACGTACAACTCGGCGGCCGAGATCCGCGAACGGATCGACTACTTCTCGGGCCAGCTCACGCAATTGACCAGCGGCGCCAGCGTGGTGCCGCGGTCCAAGCAAACCCTCGGCGTCTCGAGGAACGGGTTCTGATGCAGGCCACCACGGCGGTCCCCGAGTTTGACAGCCCGCGGCCGCAGCTGGCGCTGACGTCGCGTCCGGGGCGGGTCCGTGCCCAGGTCGCCGAGCGCGTCGAGTCGCTGTACGACGCCGGCGCGAACACGCGGCGCACCGTCGGCTGGCGCGCGCCCACCGTCTCCTCGAACCAGGCCCTCCTCGCCAACCTCACCACGCTCCGCGATCGCTCGCGCGCCGCCACCCGCAACGACGGGTACGCGAAGGGCGTGATCGACAAGCTGGTCACCAACGTCATCGGCACCGGGATCCAGCCGCTCTCGCAAGCGGCCGACCCGGCGTTCCGCCGCGCGCTGCAGGCGCTGTGGCTGCAGTGGACGGACGAGAGCGACGCCGACGGCCTCCTCGACTACTACGGCCAGCAGACCCAGGCGGTCCGCACGTGGTTCGAAGGCGGCGAGGCCTTCACCCGGCTGCGGCCGCGGCTCCCGGAGGACGGGCTCTCGGTGCCGCTGCAGATCCAGGTCCTCGAGCCGGAGCTCTGCCCCCATACCCACACGGTCTGGTCGGCGACCGCGCGTATTCGGGCGGGGATCGAGTTCAACCCGATCGGGAAGCGCGTCGCGTACTGGTTCCACCCCTCGCGCCCCGAGATCGATGACTTCGACGCGTCGACGTTGCGCCGCGTGCCGGCGACCAGCGTCCAGCATCTCTACGATCCGCTGCGGCCGGGGCAGTTGCGCGGACTGCCGCTGCTCGTCCAGGCGCTGATCGCCCTCTACGAACTCGACAAGTACGACGACGCCTCGCTCCTCAAGCAGCAGCTGGCGAATCTCTTTGTCGCGTTCGTGACGCGGACGGCGCCGATCGTCGAGCCCGAGACCGTGCATCCGCTCACGGGCCTGCCGGTCGACCGCAGCGTCGACGACGCGCCGATGCTCGTGATGGAGCCGGGCATCTTCCAGGAGCTCAATCCGGGCGAGGACGTGAAGTGGTCGACGCCGCCCGCCGTCGACGCGGCGTATCCGGATTTCATGCGGCAGCAGCTGCTCGGCGTGTCGGCCGCCACGGGCGTCCCGTACGAAGTGCTGACCGGCGACATGTCCAAGGTGAACGACCGGACGGTGCGCGTCATCCTCAACGAGTTCCGGCGCCGCATCACCGCGTGGCAGCACCAGATCGTCGTCTTCCAGGTGTGCCGGCCGCACTGGCAGGCGTGGATGGACCAGGTGTTTCTCTCGGGGGCGCTGCCGATTCCCCTGGCGTACCTCGACGATCCGTCCCCCTGGGCCGCGGTCGAGTGGCAGCCGCAGGGCTGGCCGTACATCAATCCGACCCAGGACGTGCAGGCGCAGCGGGAAGCCGTCCGGTCGGGCTTCAAGTCGCGCACCCGGGTCGTCAGCGAGCAAGGCGACAGCGCCGCGGTCATCGACGCGGAGCAGGAGGCCGACAACACGCGGGCCGACGAGCTCCGGCTGCGCTACGACTCTGACGGCCGCACCGCCGCCACTCCGACGGCGGCGGCGATGTTCGTCCCCGAGCCCAAGGCGGCCCTTGCCCAGACCGGAGCCCCCGCATGAAGAGGCAGTGGTATCGCTTCGACAACAGCGCGAGCGACCCGGCGATCGCCGAGCTGTTCATCTTCGGCGACATCGGCGCGTCGTACTGGGGCGAGGAGAGCGTCACCGCCAAGCAGTTCATGGACGACCTGAAGGCGCTCGCGTCCGTCGTGACCACGATCAAGGTGCACGTGAACTCGCTCGGCGGCGACGTCTTCGACGGCGTCGCGATCGCGAACGCGCTGCGCGACCAGATCCGCACGAAGGGGCGGACGGTCACGACGATTGTCGAGGGGATTGCCGCGAGCGCGGCCTCGATCGTGATCATGGCGGGCGAAACGATTCAGGTCGCCGACAACGCGCTCGTGATGGTGCACAACTGCTGGACCGTCGGCATCGGCAACGCGGCCGACATGCGGAAGCTGGCCGACGATCTCGACAAGATCGACGGCGCCATCCTGGCCACCTACAAATGGCACTCCACGCTGAGCGACGAGGAACTGCACGCGCTCATGGACGCCGAAACCTGGATGTCCGCCGATGAAGCGATCGCCAACGGGTTCGCCACCGAAAAAGTCGAAGGCCTCAAAGCCGCCGCCAGCCTGGACGCGCGCGCGCTCGCCAAGCTCACGGTCCCCGAGAAGTATCGCGATCGTGTCACGGCGTTGCTGACGCCCGTGCCGGCGCCGGAGACGCCACCGGCCGCGGCGGCCGCAGCAGACGTGCTCCGCCTCTGTCGCGAAGCGGACTGCCTCGACCTGGCCGAGGGGCTGCTCGCCGCGCACACCCCGCTGGCCGACGTGCAGGCGCGGGTGACCGAGGCGAAGACGACGCGCGCGATCGCCGCCCGCCGCGCGACGGACATCCGCGCGCTCTGCGGCCTGGCCAAATTGCCCGAGCTCGCCGACGGCTACATCGCCGGCGGCATCACCATCGACGCGGTCAAGGCCCAGCTCGTCGTGCTCAAGGCCAAGATCGAGCACACCGAGATCGACGGCAGCCTGCTCCCGGACGCCGGCGCCCGCCGGCCGAGCGTCCTCAACAGCCGCGACATTTACCTCGAACGCAACCGACGCAACTAGGAGTAGCCAACCATGACGACCCCTCGCACTCGCTTCACCGTGACGCCCTGGCTGGTCGCGTTGCTCGTGGCCGTTGCGCATCTGCCGGCGACGGCGATCGTGAAAGTCAATGCGCTCGGGATGGGCTTTGAACACGAACAGCCGTGGCGCCGCCCCCTGGCCGCCCTCGGCGCCGGCCTCGCGCGCGTGCACCGGTCCCCGCTCTTCGGGCCCGGCCTCGCGGCGGCCGCGCTCGTCGTGTCCTGGCTCCATCCGCACGCCGCGTGGGCGCTGCCGCTGGCGGTCGGCGTCCTCACCGAGGGCCGGCACGCCGGCGAGTTCCTGCTCGAGGAGCGCGCCATGGGCGGCATCGGCACGCCGAGCCGCGAGAACGTCACGGTGTTGTCGGGGCAGGTCCTGAAAGCCGGGTCCGTCATCGGCCGCGTGAACAAGGCCGTCGGCAGCGTGGCGATTCCGGTCGTCGTGGGCACCGGCAACGGCGTCGCCTCGACCGTCTTCGGCGGGCCCGACACGCTGGCCGGCAACTACGTCGTGACGTGCACGATCGCGGCGGCCAACGGCGGCACGTTCAGCGTCACGAATCCCGCCGGCAAGGCGCTGCCCGTCGCCCTCGTCGGCGTGCCGTACCGCTCGCGCGAGATCAACTTCACGATCGCGGACGGCGCCGCCGACTTCATCGTGGGCGATTCGTTCACCTTCGTCGTTGGCACGACCGCGCCGCTCGCGGTCGGGACCGGCAACGGGGTCATCTCGGCGATCACCTTCGGGCCGGACGCGAAACCGGGCAACTACCGGTTCGAGATCATCCAGGCCATCGCCAACGGCGGGCAGTTTAAGTTGACCGATCCCGACGGCGAGCTCGTCGACACGGGCTACATCGTCGCCGGCGCTGGCGGGACCTACGTGGGCGCCAACAAGCGCCAGATCAACTTCACCGTCACGGAAGGCGCGACCGACTTCGTCCTGGGCGACGCCTTCAACATCGCCGTGTCGAAGACGGCGACGGGCGGCAAGGTGGTCGCCTGGGATCCGACGCTCGTGGACGGCCGCGACGACGTGGCCGGCATCCAGTTCGACAACGTCGACGCCACGGCGGGCGATGTGGTCGGCGTGATCATCGCCCGCGACGCGACCGTCATCAAGGCCTCGCTCGAGTGGGCGGCGGGCATCACCGCCGCGCAGAAGGAATCGGCGTACCTCGACCTCGAGGCGCGCGGGATCATTTGCCGGTAGGCCGCAGGCCGTAACGAGGAAAAGAGAGACCACCATGCAACTCGACGTCTTCACCGGCGACGCCTTCTCGATGCACTCGCTGACGGCCACGTTCATCAAGCTGCCGTACCAGCCGATGCGCCTGGGCGCGCTGAAGCTCTTTCAGGAGAGCGGCATGCGCACCACGTACGCGGACGTCGAGTCCATGGACGGCCGCCTGTCGCTCATCCAGTCCTCGCCGCGCGGCGGGGTCGCCGCCGATCCGTTGGGCTCGAACAAACGCAAGCTGCGCACCTTCAAGGCCTACCACTTCGAACGCCAGTCGAAGGTGTACGCCGACGAGGTGCAGAGCATCCGCGCCTTCGGGTCCGAGACCGAGCTGCAGCAGGTCGAGACGATCGTCCAGGAGCGGCTGGCCGAGCTCCGCCCGATGCACGAGGTCACGCAGGAGTACCACCGCGCCAACGCGCTCCAGGGGTTGCTGCTGGACGCCGACGGGTCGACGCTGCTGAATCTCTTCACGGAGTTCGGGGTCGCGCAGCAGGTGGAGAACTTCCCCTTCAGCGTCGTCGCGACCGACGTGCGGGCGCTCATCGTGGCCGCCAAGCGCCTGGCCGAGAACGAGCTCGGCGGCCAGGTCATCACCGGGTGGCGGGGCTTCTGTTCCGGCGAGTGGTTCGATGCCTTTGTCGGGCACGCCAGCGTCGTCGAGGCGCTCAAGTTCCAGGAGTCGCAGGTCCTCCGATCGGACATCCGGGCGGGGTGGGAATACGCCGGCGTGACCTGGGAGGAGTACGTGGGCGGCGTACCGAAGCCGGAGAGCGCCGGCGGCGGCACGGCCAGCTTCTTCCCGGCCAACGTCGCGTTCCTGGTGCCGACCGTCGCGCCGTCGATCTTCATCACGCGGTTCGCGCCGGCCGACTACGAGGAAACCGTGAACACGCTCGGCCTGCCGCTCTACGCGAAGTCGGTCCCGGACTCGAGCGGGCTGAACAAGTACCGGCTGATCGACACGCAGTCGAACTTCATCAGCCTGAACCTGCGGCCGCGCGCCGTCATCAAGCTGACGAAGTCGTAGCGCCGTGAGCGGCGATCTCCGGGTCCCGTTCGCGACGGCGCTCGAGGCGTTCGCGGTACCGGCGACCGTCACGGTGCCCGGCGGCGGGCCCCTCATCACGCGCGGGATCTGGGTCTCGCCGCTGACGCAGGACATGCCCGGATCCGGCGGGGTCCGGCGCCGGGAGCCGAAGCGGGTGCTGGCGCTGCCGCTCGCGGACGTGCCGACGGTGCCGCGCGACACCGCGATCGTGGCGCCGGAGATGGCGGGCCTGACGGCCCAGCGCTGGCGGGTGGAGGGGTTCGAGAGCGTCGAAGTCGATCACGTGCGCGTGATCGTCGTGGCGGATCCGGGGGCGTAACCGATGGGCCTGCTCGAAACGCTGATTCTCGTTTGTCTGGTGCTGTGGATCCTCGGGCTCGGCACCGGGTACGCGCTCGGCGGCGCCATTCACGTGCTCCTGGCCGTCGTGATCGTGCTGGTGCTCGTGAAGGTCCTCCGAGGCGAGCGGCTCTGAATGACGAAGCGGCAGGCGATTCTCACCGCGCTCGTGGCCCGGGTCAGCGCGATCGCGATCGCCGCCGGCTTCGCCACCGACGCCGGCGCGACCGTGTTCCTCGGGGAGGCGGCGGAACTCGGGCCCGACGATCCCGACGCGGCGATCGCGCTGGTGCTCGAGGACGACTCGCCGCAGGACAAGGGCTACCTGTACGTGCAGCTGCCCATCGCCGTGGCGGCCCTCGCGAAGGCCGACCTCGAGACGCCCTGGCTGACGATCGAAGCCATCGTGGGGGACATCAAGCGCGCGGTGGAGCATGAGGACCGCACGCTCGGGGGGCTGCTGAAAGGGCCGATGACGCGCGGCGCGACCCGGACCCTCACGCGCGAGCCGGGGAGCACGACGGTCGGCGCGAGCGTCACCTACATCTGCAGTTACGTCGAGGCATGGGGAGATCCTGGGTAGATGGCCACCATCACGCTGAACTTCAAGACCGACCAGACGCAGCGCGCGATCGACCGCCTGGCCACGCAGGCGCCGATCGCGATCGTGCGCGCGCTGAACAAGTCGATCGCGAGCGCGAAGACGGCCATGAACCGCGTGGTCAGCCAGGACATGGGCCTCAAGGTGAGCGACGTCAGCGCGAAGATCGGGATCGTCCCGGCCGCGGCCGATCGGCAGCGGGCGCGGCTGTACGCGGACGCGACGCGGATCCCCCTGATCAAGTTCGGCGCGAAGGGGCCGGAGCCCTCGCGCGGCAAAGGCCGCGGCGTCACGGCGAAGCTGGGCCAGGCGCGCGGCCGCTACCCGACCGCGTTCATCGCGACGATGGCGGGCGGCCATCGCGGCGTCTACGTGCGGAACGCCAAAGCGCGGCTCTCCATCCGTGAGCTCTTCGGCCCGTCGATCGCGCACGTGTTCGAGAAGCACGTCAACGTCGGGATCGCGCGCGGCCAGGAGCAGCTCGCGAAGAACCTGAAGTCGGAATTCCGGTTTGCCCTGCAGCAGGCCGCGTAAGCAGAGGACACCATGCTCAATGCCACCCCGTTTGAAGTCATCGCCGCCCCGTTCACCCTGTGGGTGGCGGTCGTCGGGACCGCCTTTCCCCTCGTCTCCGCCGTGCCCGCCGTCGCCTGGGTTGAGGTGGGCTCGTCTGGGCCGCTCAACTACGACGACGCGGGCGTCACGATCGAGCAGCCGCAGTCGATCGCCTTCTGGAAGTCGCTCGGCGACGCCGGGTCCCGCAAGGCGTTTCGGTCCAGCGAAGACCTCAAGATCGGCCTGACGCTCGTCGACCTCACGCTCGAGCAGTACGCGCTGGCGCTCAACCACAACGCGATCACGACGGTCGCGGCCGCGTCGGCGATCCCTGGGACCAAAAAGATCGGCCTGTCGCGCGGCTTCTCGGTGGACACGCGGGCGCTGCTCGTGCGCGGCCCCTCGCCGTACATGGCCGACGGCATCGCGCAATTTGAAGTCCCGCGCGCGGCGCAAACCGGCAGCCCCTCGACGGTCTTCAAGCGCGATACCCCGGCCGGTCTGAAGCTGGAATGGACCGCCATGGTCGATCCGGGCGCCGCGACCCCGGACGAGTACTTCGGTCGCCTCGTCTGCGAGACGGCGGCCGCGCTCCCGTAAGGCGCGCGCTGATGTCGACGGACCTGGCCGCGCGCGGGCAGCAGCTGCGCGCGACCGTCGCTGAACACAAGGCGGCCATCCGGCGCCACCGGGAGCAACTCGGCGCCGCGAAGGCCGCGCTCGATCGGTTCGAAGCGGAGTGCCGCCAGCGCGGCATCGCCGTCACGCAGGTTCCCATCACTGGCGCAGGAGGCATCCATGGCCATCGTCCAACCGGTCCTTGATCTCACCACCGACCTCGAGCGGCCCACGGTCAAGATTGACCAGGTCGCGTATCTCCTCCGGACGGCGCGTGACCTGACGCTCGACGCCTACAAGGCGCTCGAGCGCGCGACGCCGCGCATCGCCGCGCTGCTCCTCGCCGACGTGCTGTCGGCCGACGAGGGACAGGAGCTGAGCCACCTCCTTGATTCGGCCTGCCAGATCGCGCTGATCGCGCCCGAGGCCGTCCACGCGAAGCTCGGGGACGTGCAGCGGATGCAGATCTTCCAAGTTTTTACGGAGCGCTTGACGCCGAAACTTCGGATGGCGGCAAGCGCGCGCCCGACGACGGCCGGCCGTGCGGCTGGGACGAAGCCCTCCCGCGGCTCCAACGGTTCTACGGCGGCACCGCCGCGAGTTGGCTCACGGAGACGCCGCTCGGCGTCCTCCGCGCGTACCTGACCATGTTGCCCCGCCTCCAGGCCGAGGAATCGTTCTTGACCGCCGAGCGCACGGTGATCGGGAGCGGCACGCTCGAGCCGTCCGTGGCGCGCGCGACGACCCGGCGCTGGTCGCAGGCGACCGGGCGTGCGGTCGCGCGGGCGGCGCAAGCTTCGCCCGCCGCGCTCGGCGCGATCGGGATCGGGGTGCGACACGTGCCCAGGAAGCCCGCCACCGCATGAGCGATTCCGGGCTCGGCAAAGCGGTCCTCGAGCTGTCGACCGACAGCGCGACGTTCTTCACGGATCTCGATCGGGTGAAGACGGGCGCGAAGGGGATCGAGGCCGACTTCAAGAAAGCCGGCGAGAGCGCAAAGGGCTTCGGCGCGACACTCGACGGGCTCAGCCTGAACTCGAAAAAGTGGTCGGCCGACACCAAGGACAGCTTCAAGGCCGTCGGCCAGGCGGCCGGCCTCCTCCTCGGCGCGATCGGCGCCGTCGGCGCCGGGATCATCCTGCTCGGGCAGCGCGGGGCCGACGTCGACGACGTCTCGAGCGCCTTCAACCGGCTGAGCGCCGACGCCCCGGCGGCGCTGGCCGGCCTGCGCGCGGGCATCGGCGGGCTCCTCACCGACTACGACCTGATGAAGCCCGCGAACGCGGCGATGTCCGCCGGCTTCCAGATGAACGCCGCGGACGCGCAGACGATGGCGCGCGCGGCGTGGATCCTCGCGGACGCGCAGGGGAAGGATCTCAAGGAGAGCTACGAGACGATCGCGAACGCCATGGCCACGGGCAAGGTCCAGGCGCTCGGCGCGCTCGGCCTGAACGTGGAGCTGAAGGGCGCGTCGCTGGCGCTCAAGACCGCGCTCGGCGCCGAAGGGGAAGCGATCACCTCGAACGCGCAGAAGCAGGCCAACCGCCAAGCGGCGATGGAGGCGATGAACCGCGTCGTGCTGGCCGCGGGCGCGCAGGAACTCGACTTCGGCGAGAAGCTGACCCGCGTCAAGGTCCAGATCGGCAACATGACCGACTCGCTCGGCGTGGCGATCGCGAGCTCGCCGGTGCTGGGCGTGGCCATGAACAGCGCGGGAGACGCGCTGCAGTCCGCCTTCGGCGCGAACCAGACCCAAACCATTCAGGCGTTGGTGAAAGCGATCGGCCAGATCGCCATCATGGCGGTGCAGACGGCGACGTTCGTCGTCGCCGCGGCGAGCGAGATGGCGTCGGCGTACTACAAGACCCGCGCGGCCGTCGACACCCTCTTTCAGGCGTTCAACGATCGCGAGATCGCGCGCGTGCAAGCGCTCGTCACGACCTACGAGGCGATCGCGGCCACGTCCACGACCGCGACGTCGACCTCGAAGCTGCGCCTCCAGGAGCTCCAGATCGAGCTCGCGCGGCTGAAGGGCGTGTCGAAGGGGTTCGACAGCGACGCGAACGACTCGCTCGCCACCCAGGCCAAGCTGGCGGCCGCCAACGAGAAGGCGCAGAAGTTCCTCGACGACATGATCCGGTCGATGCAGCTCGCGCAGGCGCAGGGCGTGTCGGCCACCGCCATCGCGAAAGGCCTGGCGCAGGCCCACGTCGAGCTCGCCGGCGGCGTCCACGTGGCGACCGCCGAAGAAAAAGAGCAGGCGAAGGCGATCGCGGAGATCCTCGCGGCCGCGATCCCGCTGACGGCCGCGCAGATGGCCACCGCCGTCGCGAACGAGAAGCTCGGGATCTCGGCCGAGACGACGGCGAAGGCGCTCGGCATCAGCGCGGCCGCGGTCACGACGTACCTGAACTCGGTGGCCGGCATCAAGGAGATCGCCGCGATCTGGGACAAGGCGCACGTCGACATGCTCGACGACAGCAAGAAATTCATCAACAAGGCGCTGGCCGACAGCACCGCCGCGCGGCAGAAGGAGGCGGACGCGTCCGGGAAGGCGCTGGCCGAGCAGCTCGCCACGCGCGCCGAGTACGAGGAGAAGAACTACCAGCTGACACTCACCGGGACCGATCTGATTGTGCGGCAGGCCGAGGTGGAGCGGCAGGCCCGGCTCGACGCCATCCCGACCAATCTGACCGGGCCGCTCTACGATCAGGCCGCGGCGCAAATCAACAAGTACTACGACAGCGTGGTCGCCGGCGCTGAGCGCGCGCGGCACGCGATGGACGTCTCGCAGGTCCTCGGCGCCGTCGTGCAGGCCTTCGCGACCCTCGGCCAGTCGGCGCACGGGGCGCTCGGGCAGATCCTCACCGACGTCGCCGGCATTGGGTCGACGCTCCAGTCGGCGATGAAGATCACGACGAAGGCCGGCGGCGCCGGCACGGGCGGGATCCTCACGCCGTTCTTCGATAAAGATGCGTCGTCCGCCGACAAATGGGGGGCGGCGATCCAGGCCGGCGTGACGGTGGCGCAAGGCGCGATGGAAGTCTGGAGCGCCACCGCGAACGACGGGACGAAGTCCGCGGCCGCGCTCCATGGCGCGATGGCCGGCGCGAAAGCGGGCGCGGCATTCGGGCCCTATGGCATGGCGGTGGGTGCGGTCGCGGGCGCCGTCCTGGGCATGGTCCACGCGATGACGATCGGCCGGCGCACGGTCGAGGACTTCGCGAAATCGTTCGACACGAAGGCGCTCGGCGACGGCTTCGACGAATTGCACGCGAAGATGGCGGCGACGCTCGGCGACGCGGTGAGTGAGAAGTTCTGGATCCAACTCACCCAGGGGGTGAAGAAGGGCGACAAGGCCGGGGCCGAAGCGGTCATCGCCGCGATCCAGAACGCGCTGGCCGCGGCGCCGTCGACGTTGGCGGCCGCCGCCGGGTACCAGACGACCGTGCAGCTGCAGGCCGTCGCCGACAAGGCGAAGCAGGTGTACGACTTCATGCTGGCATCCGGGCAGTACTCCGCCTCCGAGCTCGCGAAGGCCTTCCAGGCGTCGGCGGACGCGACAAAGGCGGTCCTCGGCGACACCGCGACGGCGCAGCAGGATGCGCTCGACGCGATCGATGCGAAGTACAAAGACTCGCTCGACCAGCTCGATAGCGAATTCAAGACCCTCTCGGACTCGGTCGGTGCCGAGGCCGAAGAGGCCGAGATGGGCGTGATCGAAACGCGCGACCGCGCGCGCATGGCCCAGATCGAAAAAGAGAAGACGGCGCTCGAGGACAAGAAGGCCGCGGAGATCGCCAACGCCACCGACACCGCCGCGGCCGTCCTGGCGGCGGCCGCCGACGCGGCGAAGGCCGCCGCCGAGGCCGCGGACGCCGCGTTCCGCGCCAAGTTCGAGCCGGGCTACAAGATCCCGATCACCTTCACGTATCCCGACGGGTCGCCGGGTGGGTTCACGCTGCCCCCGAGTAAGCCGATGGCGAGCGGCGGCTTTGGCCGCGTCACGACGCCGACGCTCTTCTATTCCGCCGGCGATGAAGACTACGCGTTCAGCGGCGAGGGGAGCCGCTTCGGGCAGATGGCATCGCGACAGCCGACGGTGATCGAGAACCGGATCATCCTGGACGGCCGCGAGCTCGCCAGGAACCAGGTGAAGCACATCCCGAGCGTCCTCGCCGGAGCGGGGCTCTAAATGGGCTGGAAGCTGACGGTCGCCGGCGTGGACCATACCGACGACGTCGACGCGGCCCAGATTACCCGGGCGCTCAACGCACGCGCGCAGCTGCACTTCGCGACCGGGCCCGGGTACGTGCCGGCCCGCTTCGCGGAGGTCGTCGCCTACGACCAGGACGGCGTCACGCCGCTGTTCGGCGGACTCATCACCCGGCGCGGCGGGGCGCCGTTCGGCGACGCGTCGGCGGCGGCGTGCGTCACCGCGGTCGAGTGCGGGGACTTCTTCACCTACTTCGATTGGGCGTACCTCACGCTCACCTACCCCACGACCCACGTGACGCTCAAGGCCGCGCTGGAGGATCTCGTGGCCCTGTTGCCGGCGGCCTACGGCATCACGCTCGACCCCGCCCAGGTGGCCGGACCGGCCCTGGCCACGTTCACGTGGGTCCGCAAACGCGCCTCGGATGCGGTGCGCGAACTGAGCGATCGCACCGGCTACGTCGCGGTCCTCTCGCCGGGCAAGGTGTTGCGGATGTTCGTGCCGGGGTCGGTCGCCGCACCGTTTGCGATCACGGACGGCGATCCGCACTGCACCTCGCTGGCGTGGGCGGACAGTGATCAGATTCCGGCGAACTCGGTCACGTGTATCTGCGGCCCGAGCGGCGCCGTCGAGCGGTCGCAGCGGTGGATCCAGGCCGGTGGCGCGACGTCGTGGACGACGGACATTCCCGCGGCCGCGGGGACGTTCACCGGGCTGGCCGTCGTCGGGGGGCTGTTCTGCACCGTGGGCCCCGGCGCCATGTTCACGTGGGACGCCGCGACGTCGACGTTGCACCTCGGCACGTTCGCGCTGCCGGCCAACGGGACGATCATCGACCTCGTCTACACCGCGCAGTTCCCCTTCATTGTGACGGCGACGAGCGGCACGACGCCGGTCATCGAGGTCCAAGAGGAGTATCCCGACGTCGTCGACGTCGCGCAGGCGCAGGAGATTGCCGACGGGCGGCTCGCGCAGTTGAATCAGCAGCCGCGCCAGGTCGACGTCGTGTCGATCGAGCCGGGCTGGGCGCCCGGGCAGGCGCTGACGATCGCGCGCACCGATCGCCTGACCGCGGACTGCCTCATCACGAACGACACGATCACGCTCAACACCGCGCTCGAGTGGGTCTACGCGTTCACGGCGATCGAGAACGACACCTACCAAGGCTCGTACCTGGATCAGTGGCGCGCGATGACGGGCGGCGGCTCGAGCGGCGTGTCGTCGGTGAGCGGCGTCGGGGGCGGCGGGACGACGGTCGTCCTCGCGGCGCCGGTCTATTTGGGCGGCAGCTACAGCACGCTCGTCACGAACCCGGTCGCGAAAAAGCTGATCCAGAACGCCGTGCCCTACGTCGCGCCGGCGAGTTTCACCGGACGCCTGCGGGTGAATCTCCGCGCGCGCGACGCCGGCGTCGGCATGAAGGCGATCATCAGCGACGGGACGACGGACGTGGCCACGAGTGTCGTCACGAATCAGGCGTTCGTCGACGAAGGCGTCATCGTGGCCATCGTCGCCGGGCACACCTATTGGGTCTACATCCAGAACACGGTCGCGGGCGACGGCGCCGTGGGCTACGCCACGTTGGAAGCCGCCTGAAAGAACACCCTATGAAACAGATCCTCGCGACCGTCGCCCTCGTCCTTGCCCTCGCGTCCGCCGCCGCCGCGCAGGGCAGCGTCGACGCCGAGGCCCTCTACCTCGGCCCCTACGGCGGCACGATCTGCCCGGTCTCCACCGGCAGCGGCGCGCCGACCGGCGCCTCGACGTGCAGTCACTACATCGACACCTCCACCGGGGATCTGTACGGCAAGCAGGCGGGCACGTGGAAGAAGATCAACACCTACGGCACCGTGACGAGCGTCGCGATCACGGGCCCCACGGGGATCACCTGGACGAGCTCGCCGGTCACGACCAGCGGCACGCTGACCGGCGCGATCGCGTCGGGGTACTTCCTCCCGAACGCCGGCACGAGCGGGCAGATCCTGCGGTCGGCCGGCGCGAGCGCGCCCGGCTGGAGCACGGCGACGTTCGCGAGTACGTACACGCAGGGGGACCTGCTCTACGCGAACACGGCGGACGGCATCGTCGGGTTGCCGGCCAGCAGCACACCGGGGACGTTCCTCCGATCCGCGCCGCCGCTACCGCAGTGGTCCACGCTGGTGCTCCCCAACGCGGCGACCGCGAATCAAGTCGTGCGCGCCACGAGCGCGAACACCTGGGGTGGGGACACGGGCCTGACCTACAACGGCACGACGCTCCAGGTGACGGGCAACATCGGCGTGGGGACGGGGAGCGCGAACTACACGCTGGTGCTGTCGAAGGCGTCCGTGCCCGGTATCCAATGGCTCGACTCAGCGACGGGGACTGGGACGTCGAGCGGGTTCACGATCGCGTTGTCGACGGGTGACGTCTTCCTCAACCAGCGGGAAAACAAGTCGCTGTTTTTCTACGACAACGGCGCGGAGGCGTTCGCGATCACGCCCTCGCGCGACCTCGGGCCGAGTACCTACGCCAGTCAGACGACCGACTGGCGCATGACGCGGAACGGGTCGCTCGACGTGCGCTACCTCTACACCGACGAACTGCGGGCCAAGTTGTTCACGGCCGACCTGGAGAGCGTGCTGGCCGGCAGTCAGCGGGTGACGAAGTCGTTTTCCACGGTCAGCCAGACGTTCACTTGCCCGGTGCCGACCGCGACCTCGACGCTCTGGGTGCTGGATGCGCCGACGTTTGGCGACGCCGCGATCTTCGTCTCGGGTGATGCCGTCGTCCTGCATGCGATGACCCGGACGACCTTCGGGCCGTTCACGATCGCCGATTGCGTGGGGGTCGTGACGAGCTACACCGATGGCACGGGCGTGAACGCGGGCCAACAATCGTGGACGTTCACGCGCAACGGTGGCGGACCCAGCAACCAAGGCTCCATGACCGGCGGGACGACCATTGCCGTGAATCAATTGGTCCAGGACATGGGCGTGAGCGGCAACGGGTACGTGGAGACGACCGCGATCGATGGGGCGGCGGGAATCAACGCGCCCTACACGCAGGTCGTCACGTGGACGACGGCGCCGACTGCGGCCAACACAACCACGCGGTGCCGGCTGGGGAATCTGAACGGAATCACCAGCGTTGCGGAGTACGGGCTGCTCTGCGGCAGCTTCGGCGGGAACGCGTTCGTCCGGTTCTCGGACCAGAACGCGGAAATTCGCGGCATCCCGTTGAAGCTGTACAACGGGGGGACGAACGTGATCTCGATTGCGCCGAACGGCACTTCACCGTATATCAGCTTGGGCAGTCCTCCCCCGGCCGCGTTCTCGGAGTTCGGCACGGTCGCGGGCATCTTCCTCCAGTACTCCTCGGCCACCAGTAAGGCGCGCATGTACCTCTGGGCGGACGCGAACAACTACTTGAAGTACGACGGGTCGGTGCTGTCATGGAAAGCCGCGAACACGACGCTCGATGCGAGCGGCAATCTCACGGCGGCGAGCGCCACACTCAGCGGCGCCATCACGGCGACGAGCGGATCGATCGCGGGGGCCTTCACGATCGGCACGAGTGGATCGCTCGCGTCGGGCGCGACCGCGTACGGGACGGGCACCGGGATCTGGGCGGCGTACAACGGCGGCACGCCGCAATTCCGCGCCGGGAATCCCAGCGGGAATCGTCTGGACTGGAGCGGGTCGGTCTTGGTCGTGAAGTCGAACACCGTCAACATCGACGGCACCAACGGGATCCAGGTGGCCCCGTATCAGGGGTTCCTCGGGGATCCGGCCGGCATCGCGCCCGTCGCGAACGGCTTCAACTTCGGGCCCTATGGGTACACGGCCACGGGGTTTGTCGGCATGCGCGGGGCTGAGTATCCGACCGGCAATCTCCACGAAGTCACCCTGACCGCTGAATCCGCCGGGTCCTCCATCGCGACCGCGGCGAACGCGTCGGTGGCCGCGATTTCGCAAGATGCCTCGAACAACCGCCAGGTGGCGTCCATCTATCTGCAGACCACGGGGGCGACGCCGGCGTCGGCCATGATTACGCTGCGCGCCCGGAACTACGGCTTCAGTGACGTGATCGGTGGCCTCGGTGGCGCCTCCTTTACCTTCCAAGGCCACGTCGGCATCGGGGCGATCACCACCCATCTGCTGGAAATCACCGGGGCGGACGACGCCGTGAAGCCCACGACGGCGACCTGGACCATCGCCTCGGACGCGCGGGTGAAAACCCAGGTCCGCCCGGCCTCGGACGCGCTCGCTGTGATCCGCCAGGTGCAGATCCATGCGTTCACCTACACCGGGGAGTACGGGACCGCGGCCGGCGTCCACGGCCTCGGGCCGATCGCGCAGGAGATTGCGCCGCTGTTCCCCGGGTCGGTCTCGACGGCCCTACTGAGTCGCACCCCGGGCGCGCCCGCGGATCCGATTCTCCTGTTCAATCCGCACGAACTCTGGATGGAGACCACGCAGGCTGTGATCGAACTCGACCGAGACGTCCAGGCGCTGAAGGCGGCGCTCGCCGCGCTGAAGGCGAAACAGCAGTAACCGCGCACGGGAGGAACAACGCCATGGCCTCAGACAAGAACGGCAACAACCTCAACCCCGGCGACACGGTGACCGTCACGGGCACGGTCACCGACGTCGGCACGCTCGGCGGACAGAACCCGCGCCGGATCGTGGTCGACGTGCCGGCACTCACGGACGACGCCCCCGCGCCGGCGGTAACGATCAGCCTCGACGGTCGTCAGACGGTCAAGGTGTCGTGAGGACCAGCCTGCGCTGGGCGGTGCTCACCCTGGGCCTGGTCCTGGGCGGCGCGGTCGGGCTCGCCCAGGACGCGCCGAAACCCGCGGCCGACGCGAAGGCCGACGGCGCGAAACCGCCCGAGCTCTCAGAGCTCCAGCAGACGCAGATCACCGCCGCCGCGCTGACGAAAGAAAACTGGGCGTTGAAACTGCAGCAGGCGGGTTCGGAATACACGAAGGCCAGCGAGGCGCTCGATCGGCTCGTGGCGTCGCTGCAGAAGCCCGGGTACACGCTGCAGCAGAACCGCGAGACCGGCAAGCTCGAATACGTGAAGACCCCGGACCCGCCGAAGGGCGATCCGAAGAAAGGCGGAGGCACGCGATGAAGGGACTCAGTAACCTCTACGGCCGGCAGCCCGTCATGCTGCTCGCCCTCCTGCAGGCCGGGCTCGCGATGCTCATGGGCTTCGGCCTGCATCTCACCGGGGACCAGGTGGCGCTCGTCGTGGCCTTCTCTGCGGCGCTCCTGGGCGTGCTGACGCAAACGCAGGTGACGCCGATGGCCACGCTGCCGGACCACGTCGCGGCTGCGGTCAATGCTGCCGCGAATGCCAGCGTGCCGAAAATCACGGTGCCGGGCGAGGCGCCGAAAGGCTGAGCGTATGGGGAATGATCCCGAGTCGTTAGCGACCGCGGCGGCGCGCGGCGGTCCTCCGCCCATCGACCCCACGAAGAACGTCATCGCGCTCGTCGAGGCCAACGCCAAGGCCGCGGCGGCGCTTCGGCGCGCGGATACGAAGTTCAATGACGCCAAGGCGCGGCACCTGAAAGAGATCGGCAAGCTGCGGGCGGCGCACGCCGAGACGCTGCGCGTGAGCGACCTCGATCGCCTGGACAAGACGCGGCAGGTCGACGTGCTCGCCGGCACCGCGTCGGCCGCGGCGCTCGCGACAGCGGTGCAAACCCTGGCGAACACCTCGGACCGCAACGCGGAGACGCTGCGCAACCTCGTCAACGCGACCGCGGCGACGATGGCGAAGCAAACGTCCGACCAGGCGCAGCTCCTCTCGGCGCAGACCGACAACCTCGTCAAGGACATCAATTCGCGGATCGCGGAACTGCAGAAGTCCAGCTACCAGGGCGCGGGGAAGAGCGAGGGGATCAGCTCGACGACCGCGATCTTGATTGCCGTGGGCGGCCTCGCCGTCGCCGCCGTCGTGGGGTTTTTCACGATCATTGCCGGCCTGGCCGCGATCGGCGGCGTGCTCTACGCAGTGCTGAAGCCATGACCGAAGACCAACTGGTCGCCGACGTCTTCGCGCGAGAGGGCGACACGTACGGCGACACGACCACGCACCCGCCGATCGATCAGCCGACGGCTCGAGGCGGGATCACGCTGGCGGTGCTGCGGGCGTTCATTGCCGCGACGCCTTCGCCGCTCGCGGGGACGGTGACGACGCTGAAGGCGCTCACGCGCGAGCAGGCCGAGGCCATCGTGCGCTGGAACGTGCGCACCCTCTCAGCCGAGCACAAGTTCACCTCGATCACGTTCGAACCGCTGCGGCTGCAGGTCATTGATTTCGCCTACAACTCCGGCGCGCCGTTGGCTATTCGCTGGCTGCAGCGCGTGCTGCGCGTGGATCGCACGGGCGTGATGGACGCGTCGACGTTCGCGGCACTCGAGGGCGCCGATCAGTGGTTGGTCAACCAGGCCTACGTCGCGGCGCGGCTGGAAATGATCGACCGCTGGACGGACAGCGACGCGCAGGCGAAGGCGTGGGAAGAGGGGCTGGAATCGCGCGGGCTGACCTTCTCGCTGCTGGAGGTGCCGTGAAGGACCAGAGCCTGACGTTCCCGCGGCGGCCGCGCAATCGCGGGGCCTTCGTCGTCGACGGGGACAAGAAGACGATCGGGCGCATCGGGATGACGGCCGGCGTGCCGATCTTCGAACCGATCGGGAAGATCTTCCTCGAGCAGGACCTGCGCGAGATCGCCGACGCGCTGCAGCGCGAGAGCCAGGACCTGTCCCTCTTCGCCACGCGGAAGCACGGCTGATGCCGACGCTGAATAGTCGCGGCCAGGCGGCGATGGGCCAGGCGGGCGGGCCGGGGTCGGTGGACCGGCGCGTGCTGCTCGATCCCGGCGGCGAGCTGTGCTGGGTGACCGACGATCTCCTGATCGGCAACACCGGGAGCGATGCGGCGGGCTGGCAGGTCGTGGCGATCAATCTCACCGGCGCGTGGATCCCGCTCGCGCCCGGCGCGAATACCCTCTGCGCCGGCGGCGGCCGGTGGCTCGGGTGGGCCGATCCTGCGAAGGGCGGCGCCGGCCTGTTCGGATCGATCACGCACCCGGCCGCGGGTCCCCGCGGCGCCGGCCCGGACGGCACGCTCGCGTACTGCCGGGACTACCAGTCCGGCCGCGGCCTCGTGCTCCAGGCCCCCGACGGGACCGAGACCGAGGCGCCCGCCGACATCTACGCGCTCGACGTGCAGGTGCTCGGCCCGACGTCGGCCTTGTGGAACGACGGACACGATCACACCGAGGTCCTGGGCCGCGCGCCGGTGCGTCCGGCGCTCCCGTCGTGGCGGCTGCGCCTCGTCACGGTCGATAGCGTCGACTATCTGATCTACTGGTCGGAAGGTACCGGCCTCGTCGTGCAAGTCGACGGCGCGGCCGACGGGTGGATCCTCGAGCCGCGGCCGATCGCGTTCAATCACGGTGCGCGCGAGGTAAACGGCGCGCTCGTGGTCACCTGGTCGACCACCTCCGGCGAAGGCCCGAACGACCTGGTTACGGTGACCGTCGATCGGACGCAGCCGCGCGTCCCCCTCGTCCCGTCCGTCCAGGTCCCGGCGATCGGCCGACCGCTCTGGGTGGGGCCGTTCTATTTCGGCGCCGGGAAGGTCGCATTCCCTGGGAACTGCACACTGCCGGTCGTCCAGGGCGCGCCGCGGCTGCTCCTGACGTCCCGCGCGGGCGACGTGCTCGCGGCCTATGTGGCGGGCAATCCGGACGGCGACGTCGACGCCCTGGAGCGCGCGATCGCCGCGTCGCAGCAGCTGGGCCCGGAGCCGGTGCTCGCGTACTGGACCGCGGCCGCGCAACGCGGGCGTCTGCCCCACGGCGCCGCAATCGTTGGGGTCGAGGCCTACCGCCACGTCGACGAGTCGCTCGCGGTGTTCGAGACGCGCGTCGCCGCGGCCGTCGCCCGCATTGCTGATCGCGCATTTCTGATCGCCCAGTGTTACTCGAGCAACGCCAACAACACAGCCGACCTGGTCAGCCTCGTGCCGATCTACGCGCGCCTCGCGCGGGCGCACGCGACCATCGAAGGCATCCTCGTCTTCAGCGCCGGCGCGCGCGCGAGCGGCTGGGACGACCACCCGGAGGTGCGCGATGCGTGGCGGCGTCTCACAGAAGGCATCGCTGGAACGCCGGCTGTGCCGCCTGCTTCGGATCCGGGACCAACTGCGCCGCCTCCACCACCGCCTCACTCACCACCTGTCGATCCGCCCGGCCCGCCGGCGGCGTCGCGGTTTGCACTCGCGAAAGAGGTAACCATGTCCGAACCCACACGTGTCGCCCTGCGGCTGGGGCAGTACTTTGCCAGCGTCGACCCGGCCGAGATGGGGACGCGGCTCTACGGCTTCGGCCCGCTCCGCTTCAAAAAAGAGACCGCGCGCACGGACCCGCACGCCGCATTCACGATGACCCCGATCGGGTCGAACAAATTCCTCGTGCGGCCCGAGTCCGTGCCGACCGGCGCGGTCTCGATCGACGCGACCGAGTTCAGCGGGGAGATCGCCGAGGAGTTCGGAATCAAGCCGAACGTCGCGGACGGCGACGTGGGGCCCGACAGCTACGAGGCGCTGAGCGGCTGGACGCTCGGGGTGACGGGCGTCGTGATCCTGCTCGTCCACTACAACCGGAACGGGGAGCAGTACGAGTCGGCGTGTCTCACGATGGTGAAACTGTGACACCCGGCCTGACCTTCCCGCTCGCGACGCCGTACAGCGGCGCCGGCCGGGGCACGATCGCCGGCCGCCTCCGCGTCATCGAGGGGCGCTTCGCGACCGACGCCGGCGTCACCGGCCTGCACACGATCAGCGAGTTCAGCGGCGCGCACCTCTGTCGCACCGGGAACGCGGGGGAGTTCGAGCGCCGGCTCGATCGCGCGGCCGCGGCCCGGCGTAACGGCGCGCGCGTGTTTCTCATGGCGCGCAACCTCTTCGACTTGTCGCCCATGCAGCCCGGGTACTGGGACGCGGCGACGCGGGCGGTCGACCTCGCGGCCGCGCGCGGCCTCTACACCGAGACGTGCCTCTTTCCCGACGCGCAGATGGTGATGCCGTCGGCCGACGACCGGCGGGCGCTCGTGACGGACTACGGCGCCTGGTGTCGCGCCCACGTGAGCGTGTTGCCCTCGCTGGCCAACGAGGCCGGCGCGAACGGGTGGGACAGCGTCACCGACCCCGCGCTCCTCGAGCTCGCGGACCGCTTCGCGGACGCCTACGGCTCGCGCGACTTCTTGATCGGGGACGTGCCCGACGTCGTCACGGACGGACAGGAACCCCTCCGCGGCCGGCTGCTCACCCTCGCCGCGCGCAGTAGCGTGCTCAGCGTGCACGACGACCGGGCCGAGGACGCCGCCCGGTTCGCGCGGTGGGTCGATCACCTGAAGGGCCTCGCCGAGTATCGCGACGCCGTGAAGGGCTGTGCCCTCTACCATGGCGAACCGATGGGGATGGCGAGCGTGCGCGACGTGCCGATCGGCAACGGCAAAACCTACCGGCGGGAGAACCGCGCCGAGGCGCTCGTGGCCGCGACCTGCATCGCCGCGATCACGCAGACCGGGTTCTGTACGCACTACATCAGTGAACAGGACGATACGGTCCCGGGCCTCATGGAGTCGGCGATCGCGGCGGACATTCCGCAGGGGCCGGACTGGCGCTTCATCAACGCCGCGATCGGCGGCTCGCCGGTCACCGGGTTCTCGGGCTGGGAGAAGGTCCGGCCGTCGACGAACGGCGCCGAGGCGTGGGCGTGTGCATACGGACTGTCGAAAGGGACGATCACCTGGGCCGACGGCTTCATCCCCGAGAAGGTCTTCGACGGCGTGAACGTCGAAATCTGGCACGCGCACCGATGAAGAAGAGCCCGCTCGCGCGCCTCACGATTGCCCTCATGGGCCGAGACAATCGCGATTGGCCGGCGATGTTGGCGCGCGTCGACGACCTGAAGGCGGCCGCGGTGCTCCCTCCTGCGCGCGCGGCGCTCTTGCGCGTGCTGGCCGAGATGCCGGACGAGGCCTTCGGGTGGCTCGTCGTGATGATCGCGCACGTCAAGGGGAGCGGGCAGATCTGGCCGGACGGGTTGGGCGGGTTCCGTCCGGAGTCTCGCGCCTCGATCGAGGCCGCGGTCAAGGCAGCACTGGCGATCATGAACGGCCCCGGCGACGTGGACGGACCGACCGACCAGGCGCCGGATCCGGCGGACGCGTCTCAACTCGCCGACGCGACGACGCCAGGGATCCGGATCACCTACGTGCCGCGCCGACCACGGAAACGGAAACGGAAAGGACGGACCTCATGATGATCTTCGCGCTCGTCACCCTCGTGACCCTGCTGCTGGCGCTCCAAACCCCGTACTTCCGGCGCCGCCACCCGCGGCCGCCGCGCGACATTCACGCCGGCTCGGTCTCCGACGCGCATCTCGCGCGGCTCACCGCCGATGATGCGCGGCTGCGGCACCGGCTGCTGCTGCCGATCGTACTGCTCAGCGCGCTCGCGATCGCCACCCCGAGCTGCGTCCACACGCCCCCGACGACGACGCCGGCGCCGATCGGCACGCCGGCGGCCGCGCATCTCGCGCAGGTGCAACGCGTGCTCGACGCCACGCGCAAGGTCGGCCTGGTGGCGGAGCAGGTGCAAGCCGCGGAGATCGCGCTCTACCGGGGCGGCTCGGTGCCGGCGTTGACCGCCGCGGTCCACGCGACGATTCAGACCGCGTTCCAGAAAACCGCGGCCTCGGTCATCGCGGCGACCGGTGCGCTGGTGCACGCCGTCGAGACGACCGATCCCGCGACCGTGGTCCGCGCGCTGCGGGACGGCGTCACGGATCTCGCGAAGGCGTTGCAGCTGTATTCCGCGTCGCTCGCGGGCTGGCTGGGCACGGCGGACGCGCTGCTCGAGCTCGCGCTGGCGTGACCGGTGCTGAAGTGGTGGCTGACGGGCGTCGTGCTCGTGAAAGAACGGAGATCGGAAATGACCCTCACCGACAAGATCCTGAAAGTGTTGACGCTCGTGCCGCTGCCGCTCGTGCCGCAGGCCGCGCAGATCGTCCAGGCCGTCCTCCTCGTCTCGCACGAGGCGCACGCCGAGGCCGCGGCCGCGGGCTTGCCCCCGCCCACCGTCGCGGAGCTCGAGGCGGCGCTCGCCGAGGCGCTCACGCTCGCGCAGGAACCGTGGCGCCGGATTCAGGCGAAGGCCGATGCCGAGCTCAAGAGACCCGGCAACGACACCCGCGAGTGAGCCGCGCTGCCCGTGGTGTGGCGAGCTCCGCGGGCTCGAGCCGATCGGCGGGATCTGGTTCTGCGTCGTCTGCAGCCACACCTTCCTCTGG